CTAGCGCCAGGCGCGCGAGAACTTCAGGAACGCGTCGTTTTCCATCGGTGCTCCGATGGTCACCCGGACGCCATCGGTTCCAAAGGGGCGCACAATGATTCGGGCCTCGGCGGAGGCTTGCGCGAATTCGGTGGAGCGCTCGCCCAGCGGCAACCACACGAAGTTCGCCTGCGACGGCGGCACCTGATAGCCGGCTTCCCGCAGCGCACTGGTCACCCGGGCGCGTTCGGTGACAACGTCATTGGTGCGCGCGAGCAGCTCTTCGGCGGCGCCGAGGGAAGCCACCGCGGCAGCTTGCGCCAGGCTCGACGCGCTGAACGGTACGTACACCTTGCCCAGTGTGGTGATCACATCGGGATCGCCGACCGCGTAGCCGACTCGCAGCCCCGCCAGGCCGTATGCCTTTGAGAAGGTGCGTAAGACAACGACATTGGGGTGCTCACGCACCAGTGCGAGGCTGTCGGTGAAGTCCTCGCGTACGTACTCGACGTAGGCCTCGTCGATCGCGATCAGGATATGCGGCGGCACCGACTCGACGAACCGCCGCAGTTCGGCGGGCCGCACCACGGTGCCGGTCGGGTTGTTGGGGTTGCAGACGAAGATCAGCCGGGTGACGTCGGTTACGGCGGCCGCCATGGCGGCGAGGTCATAGGTGTGGTCGACCAGCGGTACCTGCACCGGAGTCGCCCCCGCGACCCGCACCACCAACGGATAGGTCTCAAAGGACCGCCAGCCGAACAGCACCTCGTCGCCCACCGTTGCGGTGATCTGGACCAGCTGCTGGCATAGGCTCACCGACCCGCACCCCACCGCGATGTGCTCGGGCGGCATGTCGACGTGCTTGGCCAGGTGCGAGCGCAGCTCGGCGTAGCCATTATCGGGGTACCGATTGATCAGCGACCCCGCCTCGGCGAGGGCGGCCCGCACGCTCGGCAGCGGCTCCTGCACGGTCTCATTACTGGCGAGCTTGATGGCGCCGGGGACGTTTCGGCCCGGTGTGTAGGCCGGTAGTTCGGTCAGTTCGGGGCGAAGTCGTGCGGGCACGTGACCAGACTATCGGGGCACGTGGGGCCCGATGACGACCAACGGCTTTGCCTTTGGGGCGCGCGGCCCTGTACTCTGTGCCCTCGGCGGTTCGGGATCCATTTTTATGGGTCCGGAGTCCCGCTCAGGAAGTTCAGGAGGCGTGCCAGAGCGGCCGAATGGGACTCACTGCTAATGAGTTGTCCCCTTTACGGGGGACCGGAGGTTCAAATCCTCTCGCCTCCGCGTCGGTCTGCAGGCCAAACCTGTTGACCTGCAACAATTGAATAGTAAGCGCCCGTAGCTCAACGGATAGAGCATCTGACTACGGATCAGAAGGTTAGGGGTTCGAATCCCTTCGGGCGCACCATAGGGCCGTCATCTTCCGGCGGCTGCTCACCTTCACCCGTGGCTAGCCAACTCGCTGGCACGCCGCAGGCCAATGCCCAAGCGTTGACGACGATCTTCTTCGGCACCGTCCGTCCGCTCTCGCAATTGCCAACCACCGACCGGCCGACTCCCATGAGTTCGGCTAGTTGGTGCTGATCTAGTTGCGCCTCCTCGCGTGCGATCCGTAAGCGGTGTCGCAGGCGGCTCGGGGGGATATTTCCCGATTCGAATGCAGCAGTCATATTGCGCATGGTATGCGCGTACGCGCACGGCCGCAAGTGGGCATAACTGCAACCATCCGCAAACTATGGCCACTTGCTAGCTAAACGCTAAACGGTTCCTATCTGCACAAATCTCAGACAAGGCACTTGCGTGCAGTTTGCGAATATGCGCAAGATAGGCGCATGCCCGCACGCCCCGAAGAGTCGAGCACCACCGCCGACGAGATCACCGTCAGCAAGGCCGCCACCTTGTATGACGTCTCTAAACGGACTCTCCAGGCACTCGCTGTGTCCGGCCGCATCCCTGCACGATTGGTCGGCAAGACCTACCTGCTCGACCACCAGGCAGTGCGCCTATACGCACAGGCGCGCCAGGCCACCCGCGACCTCAACGACTACGCCCAGGCCGCGTCATGAGCACCGTCGCAGCCACCGCTATGTCCCCGTCAGCCGCTCGTGACCTCACCGAGCGCATCCGCACCACCATTGACCGCGCCTGGGACCTCATCGCCAAGGCATACACAGACCGCGCCTGGGCTGTCCTCGGATACCCGACCTGGGACGTCTACTGCGAACGCGAGTTCGGGTCCACCTGGTTCAAGCTGCCCCGCGAGACCCGCGGCGAGGTGGTGCAGTCCCTGCGCGACCTCGGGCTGTCCACGCGCGCCATCGGCTCCGCGATAGGGGTCGATGACCGCACCGTCCGCCGCGACCTGTCAGGCGCGGCATCTGCCGCACCTGCGGCTGTCATGGGCACCGACGGCAAGACGTACGCGTCCACCCAGCCTGTCCGCCCTCACCTGGCCGTCGTGCCAGACCTCCCCACAACCGAAGACCACCCGGAGACCGCCCCGATGTGCGAAGGCGGGACGGCCTCCGGGCCACCACTGACCCCGTCGCTGCTTATCTCCGGCGACGGGTACTCAGTCGTGCACAACGCACCCGTGACCGACGGTGTAGACCGCGAACGCTTCGACGAGTTCGACGACATCCACCGCTACTGCGACGACCTGACGGAACCTGTCGCGACAGAACCGGAACCCGAGCCAGCGCCAGCCCCAGCGCGCCGGAAACCGATCACAGACTCCTTCGACGACGCCACCACGGCAGTCACGAAGGCGGTGAAGCGGATAGAGGCACTGGCGGCCGACGACCGCTTCGACAAGAACGCGGACCAACTCGCCCTACGCAAGAGCGACCTGGTCCGCGCACGAGACGCGCTGCAACGCGTCATCGAGAAGTTCCCCTCGTAACCACAACAAGGAGTTGCTTCATGTCGAATGCTATACCGCTGCACCGGCCACCGGCCATCACGACGGACATCGAAACCATCGACGGCCCGACCGCCGACGCGTACCTCAAGTTCAACACCCACAACCGCCCCCTCAACGAGCGCAAGGTCATCCAGCTGGCCGCCGACATGGAGGCAGGCCGTTGGCAGATGAACGGCGAGGCAATCAAATTCGATACCGAGGGCGCCCTGCTGGACGGCCAGCACCGCCTTCACGCCGTCTCCTTGTGCGGTGTGTCCATCGACTCGGTCGTCGTCCGCAACCTGCCACCCGAAACCCAGATCACCATGGATCAGGGCACCAAACGGTCACCCAGCGACCAACTCAACCTGTCCGGTATCACCGCCTCCAAGTCCGATGCCTCGGCCGTCAAGACGCTGATTATCTGGGAGCGCGGCTGGTTCTACACCGACCGCGCCACCGGCGCAGTCACCAGCTCTGAGATCGTCGAATGGACCCTCGCCAACCCCGACACCTTTGAGTTGATCAGGCGCGGCACCCACTACACGCGCATCAAGGCGCGCCGCGGCCTCATCATGGCCGTCTACGCGGGCATCGGCCGCATCCACGGTGTCGAGGTCACCTCCGAATTCTTTCAACGCACCCTCGACGGCGTCGGCCTCGAAATCGGCTCGCCAATCCTTGCACTGCGCAACAGGTTCGACCGCGTTCGTGGCGAGGGCTTCAAGATGCCCGACGCCGAGGCCATCGGCTACTTCGTCGCCGCTTTCAACCACTGGCTATCCGACCACCACGTGGCCCGGTTGCAGCAGCCCAAGGGAGGCTGGAATAAGACCAACTTCCCGCAGCTCGTAGGCGCACCAGCACAGGAAGTACTCCGGTGATCCGCGAGGTAGTCGTCCCCATGTTCTGGATGCTCCTGTTCGGTGCCTTCGTTGGCGTCGTCCTCACGGTCAACGTCATGGCCGCCCGGTGATGACATGGCGCGCATCCACCAACGACCCGAGTTGCCAATGCATCTCACGGACATCACCGGCGACCAAACCGTGGCCGAAGCTGCGCGCCTGCTATCCCTCGACCCGGCAATCGCCGTCGGCCGCGACCAACTCTTCGACGCCATGGCCCGCGAGGAATGGATATTCCGCGGCCGTGACCACCGCTGGATCGCCTACGCCGAATCCGTAACCCTCGGCTACCTCGCACTCCACGACGGCGGCGAATACCAAACGCCCGCAGGGCAAACCAAAGAACGTCCCAAACAGATCTACCTAACCCCTAACGGTGTCGCGGAAATGCACTACCGCCTCGGCGGCAGCCAACAACTAGCTCTGACCTGATCAACCACTCACTCAGCACAAGGAGACAGCTATGCCCGTACGAGAATCCAAGTGGTGGCGCCGCGCCCTATTCGGTGTCCAACCGACACCGCCACCGACGCCCCCAAGTCCCAACCCAATCTGGGACGAGCTGGCCGCCAAGCATGGCAGCCCGGCTGAAATCTGGGGTACAGCAGCATGATTGAGAACACCTCGCAACGCCACCCCATCGAGCACCTAGCTGGCTGCCTGAACGGCAACACCTCCAACTACATCGAGGGCATGGAGCGAACTGGGCAACAGCAGCTCCTCACGTCCGACCTCCTCCCTGCCAACGCCGGGCGAGTGTGGTCAGGCGAGGGCGACGCAATGCTCGACATCAGTGGCTGGGATGTTCTGGAACAGTGGGGATTCCAACGCGGCGAACGCGTTGAGGGCGATCCGCTATTCGTTCGGGCCACCCTCCCGGAAGGGTGGTCACGCAAGGGCAGTGAACACGCCATGCACTCAACCATCGTCGACGACCGAGGCGTAGAACGCGTCAGTGTCTTCTACAAGGCCGCCTTCTACGACCGCCGCGCCAGTATGTCCGTGATCACCGACCCCGGAGGCAATCTCGGAAGCACCGCGATCTATAGCGACGCCGCCGTGGCCCTGCCGGACGAATGGGCGCTGCTCACCACCGAAGAGCGCGACGGATTCCGAGGCGCGCTCGATAGCTATCTGCGTCGAGCCGAAGAGTATCCAGACATCTACGAGGACCGAGTGCCCCGCGTGCGTAGCCTCCTGGCGCTGGTGGAGGCCGCAGCATGATTCGCCAACTTCCCGCCGCCGCTATGGCTGCCGCGCTGGCGCTCGCTACCGCAGCGCCTGCGTCGGCCGACAGGGTAAACGACGTCGCCAATGACATCGGCGGCGCAGTCTGCGTCATCGTCGGCGCCGACCCAACCTTCCACGGCATCAACAGCATCGGCCAGGCGCTCAACCAACGGGGGTTCACCGACCAGGCCGCCGGACGCGTCATCGCTCTCTCGGTATCCGCCTACTGCCCATGGCATCAACCACTCATCGACCTGTACACCAAGGCATCCCGCTGGAGGACTGCATGAGCCGCGACGTATGGGTCATCGACCTGGAGACAACCGGACTCGACCGGGCCGTCCATCTACCCGTGGAAGTGGCCGCGATCAACCTCAAGAACGGACGCGAAATCCACTTCGTGCCCTTCATCACCGGCGAGGCACTAGGACAAGCGGACCGAGAAGCCATGCGGATCAACAAATACCACGAGCGAGCGCTGTACAAAGACCAGCTCGACCGCAACAACTCGATTCGCTGCTACCAAGACCTGTTCGAGTTGTTGCACGGCCAAACATTGGCAGGCGCCAACCCCAGGTTCGACGCCGACATGCTCCTCAACGGATACGCGTGGCAGCTAGAACAGGGGCCACTCGTAGCCGGGGTCAGCACCCGCATCGAAGAGCCCTGGCACCACCGGCTCGCAGACCTATGTGCTTACACCGCAGGCCAACTCGACATCTCGCCGGACGACATACCCGGCCTCGCCAAGGTCTGCGAACTCGTCGGCGTCACCAACGAAGCCGAACACACCGCGATAGCTGACGCCCGCGCAACCGTCCAATGCTTCCGCCGCCTCTACCCCGGGAAGGACCAATGAACGACCCCGTCGCACGCCACAACCAACTGGTGAGCAAGAACATCGAGATCTCCATGAGCGAACTATCGCCCATGGAGCGGCTACGGAAGCAGACAGCCGCCAATTCCAACACCCTCGGGTACGCCGTCTTCCTGGGACTGCAACGACAGGCCAACACCTACGCCGGGACAGTGCCCGCAGACGAGGTCCAGCGTCGGCGCCGCAGGAACCGCGCGGCCCGCAAGGCGCGCCGCAGGAACCGCGCAGCATGAGGAAAGAATGCACCCGCCCCAACTGCACCGAGTTGGTGCAGGCCCGCGGGCTGTGCCCCACCCACTACGCAAAGTACCGGCGCCTCGCCGTCTCCGACGGCCGCTGGAGCCCACTACACGTACCAGCGGACGACACCCGCACCCGCGTCCTCGCCCTCATAGCAGCGGGCGTCGGCATATCCCGAATTGCAGAACTAGCTGGAGTGACCCACCGCGCCATCGACTTCCTGACCAGGGAAGACCAACGGCTGGTGAAACGGACCACCCGCGCCGCCATCCTCGCTATCCCGGTGCCTGTATGTCCGTTTGGGCCGCAGATGGCCGCTGGCGCGCGGATCGATGCCACCGGTTCACGGCGCCGCGTCCTGGCCCTTTCCGCGGTCGGATGGTCTCAACAGCACCTCTCGGTACGCCTCGGGCTAGACCCCGGCGGCCTGTCCAAGGTCGCGACGGGCGCCGTCAAGAAGGTCACGGTGGCCCGCGCCCGAGAGATCGACGCGCTGTACCGCGAGTTGCAGGAGGTCCCAGGTCCTTCCGACGTCGCACGGCGCATCGCCACGCAGAGGGGATGGCCGCCGCCGGTGGCATGGGACGACACCGAAATCGACGACCCAGCGGCAACGGCCCACGTCCGCGGAGGGCAGGTCGTGTGGATCGACCTGTACCGCGACTACCTCGACCTCGGACTGTCCAACGACGAGATCGCCGAACGCATGGGAGTCACAACGGAATCCGTCGAGGCACGGCTCAAGCGACTACGCAAGAAGGGCATAGCGGCATGACAGCACGCAAAAAGGCCAAGCCGCTACCTGGTGCCATAACCACCCAGGAACGCAACGACGGCACCGGTTGGAGCTGGCGCTGGTTCTCCAACAAGGGCAACGTGCACTTTCACCCGGGACCGTTCCCAACCACCGCTGCTGCGCGTGCCGCAGCCCGTAAGTGGGTACGAGACAACGTCCTTCGTGAGGCCCCTGGTGACGACGAATGAGCGCGCGTCGACGCTGCCCGGTGTGTGGTGCAACCGTGTTCCGCACACCCAAGGGCAACGTCCTGGCGCATCACGACCCACACGGCATCGCGCGCTGCCCCATGTCGTACGAGAAGTTCGACCTGTGCGAGCCGTGGACCCCACGCGTCAAACACATCTGGGAACGGCGAGCCGCAGCGTGACAACAGAGGACATCTGGGCAGAGCCGTACATATCCCAGTGGACCGAAGACCTGACTCGTGAGCACGTCAAGGGCCGGTCAATGGGCTGGTGCGAGTGGTGCGGCAAGCAGCACGGGACAGACATGCACCACCGCCGCAATCGGTCACAGGGCGGCCAGTGGCACCCGGCCAACATCGTGCACCTGTGCCGCGACTGCCACCACTGGGTCACCACCAACCCGGTGGACGCCGAAGCAGTCGGACTCACCCTCACCCACGGCCAGAACCTCTACGACACCCCCATCGCGCTGCCTCTGCACGACATCTACCTGCACGACAACTACCTACCGAAGGGCCGCAACGCATGACCGCCGCCGACACCAAGCTGATCCCTGCCGTGGACGGCATGTATGCCGGTATCCCCGACGAGGCCTACCACGCAGACCGCGGCAGCCTGTCCTCCTCCGGCGCCCGCGCGCTCCTGGCGCCCTCATGCCCAGCGATATTCCGCCACTACCAGGACCAGCCGCGGACACCGAAGAAGGAGTACGACTTCGGCCACGCTGCCCACCTGTACGTACTCGGCGAGGGCGGGGAGATCGTCGCGCTAGACCCGAAGGAACACGGGTTGACCAAAGACGGCAAGGTGTCCGACTCGCCTACATCGACCGCTATGTGGAAGGAGGCGGCGAAGGAGGCCCGCGCTAACGGCCAGATACCCATGCACATCGACGATGTCGCGGAGGCAAAGGCTATGGCCGCCAAGGTCCGCGAGCACCCCATTGCCCGCATCCTGCTGGCAGACGGAACACCCGAGCTATCCGGGTACTGGCACGACCCTGAAACCGGGGTGCGACTGCGCCTCCGGCCCGACTGGCTCCCCAACCCCGGCCGCCACCGCCTGGTGGTTGTCGACTACAAGACCTCGACATCGGCGCACCCAGGTCACTTCGCCAAGGCGGCAGCCGAATACGGGTACCACATGCAGGCCCCCTGGTACCTCGACGGGCTAGCGGCATGCGAGATAGCCGACGACGCCGCGTTCGTGTTCATCGTCCAGTCCAAGAACCCGCCCTACCTCGTGTCGGTCAACGAACTAGACCCCGCCGCAATCGATCTCGGCCGACGACGCAACCGCAAGGCCATCGACCTCTACGCGCAATGCGTTGCCAACGACCACTGGCCGGACTACGGCCAGGGCATCAACTCCATATCCCTGCCCAGCTACGCCATCTACCAGCAAGAAGGAGACCTTGACTAATGACCGTCTCGCAGTACCAGCCCATCGCCGCCGCACCCCGGACCGCGATCAGCCAAGCCACCTCGGTGGAACAGTCCCGCGCCGTCGCCGAGGTCCAGTCAGCAGTCATTGTGGCGCAACAGATTCCCCGTGACCTCCAGCGTGCGGAGGCGGAAATGCGGGACGCGTGCAGCCGCATGGCCATGGCGGTACAGGCGTTCTACCAGGTGCCCAACCGCGGCACCGGCCCCTCCGTGCACCTCATGCGCGAGCTGGCCCGGCTGTGGGGCAACGTTCAATACGGCGTCAACGAGCTGCACCGCGACGACCTCAAAGCTGAGTCCGAGATCCAGGCATTCGCCTGGGACGTCCAGACCAACACGCGCTCCACACGTACGTTCATCGTGCCGCACGCCCGTATGAAGCAGGGGCGCCGCGAGGAGCTAAACGACCTCGGCGACATCACGAACAACAACAACAACGCCGGTGCCCGCGCTGTCCGCGAATGCATTTCGTCGGTGCTGCCGAAGTGGTTTACCGAGATGGCGCAGGACCTGTGCCGCAACACCCTGGAAAAGGGCGAAGGCGTCCCCCTCAAGGACCGCATCGAAACCATGGTCGCCAAGTTCCGGCAGGAACTCGGTGTCACCGAGGCCCAGATGGAGGCCCGGATCGGGAAGAAGCGCGGCGCCTGGGACGCCGGAGACGTCGCCCAGATGGGCATCACGTACACCTCCATCACCCGCGACGGCATGGACCAGCGCGAGATCTTCCCGCCCGCCTCACAGTCCACCCAAGACGAAATCGCCGCCCGCGCAACAGAAACAAAGGCCACTCCGAAGACGGACCCCGCGGCAACGACCACCGGTGATCTGGCGCCCACCATCGGGGACCCGGAAACGGGTTCGGGCGCTACAGAACCCGCGGCCGAGGAGGTCCCCGCGCCGGACGGCGGTGACCTCATCCCGCCGTCCGGCAGCGGAACACCTGACGGAGCCGACCCGGCAGAAGTGAACAGCCGAGGCGAGTACCTGGCAACGAAGAAGGACATCGGCACCGTCCGCGGCCTTCTAGGCAACGCCAAGTACTCGTTCCGCACCAAAGAATCCGCTGCCGACGCACTGGCCTACCTCAAGACGGTCATCGGCAGGGACATATCGGACGTCAACGACCTGTCCGAAAACGAAGCGGCAAACCTAATCGCCGCACTCAACAACAAGGAGAACTAACCAAATGTCCTGGGAATTCGTAACATTCCTGATCTTCGGCAGTATTGCGTTACTGCTACTGCTGGGCGGGCTTGTCGGCCGCCGATTCAACCGGCGTGCTGATGGCCCCGTAGTGACACTGTTCATTGGCGGTATCGCCTTGGCTATCGCCGTCCTCGTCCTCGTGATCGGCTCCTTCACGGTCGTTGGTACACGCAAGGTTGGTATCGAGACGGTATTCGGAAAGCCGTCCGGCGACACCCTGTCCAACGGTCTGCACTGGAAGAAGCCGTGGGCGACAGTCGATGAGATGGACGCAGCAGTCCAGATCGACAAATACGAGGGCACCGGCCGCATCAAGGTCCGACTAGGCAACTCGTCCACCGCCGACGCTGACGTATCCGTGCGCTGGCAGATCAAGCAGGACGCCGCCGACGAGCTGTACGTGCAATACCGGTCATTCGACAACGTCCGCACCAACCTGATCACCCGCAACCTCCAGGTCTCACTCAACGACGTGTTCTCCAAGCTCGACCCACTGGCAACCAAGTGGGCCAACGGATTACCGCTGGAGACCTTCGCCAAGGAAGCGTCCGAGAAGCTGCGCGCCCTGGTGGGTGACCAGGTCGACATCCTGGACGTCGCCGTCCCCACCATCGACTACGACGACGGCACCGAGGCCCGTATCAACGAGCTCAACGCAGAGCGCGCGAACACCGCGAAGGCCGAACAGGCGAAGAAGACGGCCACCGAACAGGCCGAGGCCAACCGCATCCTCTCCTCATCAGTGTCCAACGACCCCAACGTGATTGTGCAGAACTGCATCACGAAGGCACTGGACAAGGGCATGTCGCCGTGGGGCTGCTGGCCCGGCACCGGCGCCCTCGCCACCATCCCCGCACCCATCAAGTAACACCCCACGAAAGGAACACCGCCCATATGACCACTCCAGCCCCCGAGGAAGCGGACCGGGTACGCCCGTTCGCCGACTTCCTGCGGGAACTACAGAAGGGCCGCGTGCACGACGAGCTGTCCGACGGCCTCAAGGAAGTCGTCGCCGCCGTCCGCGCGACCGGCAAGGCCGGGTCACTCACGTTGAAGCTCAGCGTTTCTGAGCAGGCCAACACCTCCATGTTGGTCATCAAGGACGACGTGACTGTCAAGGCGCCGCAGGCCGACCGCCAGGTATCCCTCTGGTTCGTCGACCGCGAGGGCAACGTCACCCGCACCGACCCGGCGCAACTCCAGTTCGAGTCCATGAAAGCGGTCGCCGAGAGCACCACGAACATCCGAAAGGAAGCCTGACCCATGACCGACGAAATCCGTACCGAGGCAGACGCTGTCGCCGAACTCGCCAACGCGGCGGAGCGTTACAGCACCGAGCAGGTTGTTCCCGACACCGAGCACGTCCTGTCGTTCGTCACCCGCGACGACGAGGGCCGCGACTTCGACTCGCTGGAGCGGTACCTGCCGAACCCTCGACGCGACCGCGGCACCACCACCGTGCTGGACGTCGACAGCTTCAACAAGCTGACCGACGGCGCCCTGCACCTCGATGCCGTCGCGTACGCCGACCGCGGCCCCAGCCGAATCACCGCGGTACTGAACGACAAAGGCTGGCGTGACCACCGCATCGTGGTAGCGCTCCAGCTGTCCCGCGAGTGGAACCACTGGGCGGCAGCCGACGGCAAGCTGCTCAACCAGATTGCGTTCGCCGAGCACATCGAGGACGGCCTAGCCGCCATCACCTCACCACCGGCGGCCGACCTGATGGAGGTCGTGCAGAACTTCCAGACGAAGCGCAAGGTCGAGTTCCAGTCCGGCCACCGAACCCAGTCCGGCGAGGTGCAGTTCCAGTACAAGGAGGAGGCCACCGCAACCGCTGGCGGCAAAGGCGGACATATCGAGGTGCCCGAGCACTTCACCCTCCGCATCCCCGTCTACGAGCGCGGCGACGTGTACGACCTCACCGCCCGCCTGCGGTTCCGCATCGGCCAGGACGGCTTGCTCCTCGGCTACAAGCTGGACCGCGCCGGGGACGTCAAGGACGCGGCGTTCGACGCTGAGGTGGCGAAGCTGGCTGTCATCAAGTCCGTGTTCGGTCCCGCGCCCGACACGATCCGCGAGCTGTGAGCAGGAGGAAGGAGTTCCCGTTGGTGGCGGTGTTAGCCGTCACCAACGGACTCCCCGAAGGCGCCGTCTGCACCGTGGTGCAGGTGCAGGACCTGTTGTCGCACATGACCGGCAACCGGATCTTTCTGCACCAGATACCGCGGGCGAAGGACGTGTGCGGCAAGTTCCTCCGCGACCAGCACACCTGGCTAGAAAACACCTGCCCGTCGTCCGAGCAGCTGTCCGACGTCGCCAAGTTGCGGCGGTGGGCGAATGCAGTCCAGAAGGTGCGCGGCGAAACGGTGAAGGTCAGCGTGCTACCCGGGGACGCGTACACCTACATGGACCCGATCATCGAGAACGCGGTCAACATCAAGGCCGCAGAGCAGGCCGCCAAGGAGAAGGCGGCGGCCGGGTGACTACACACACCGCGACCGGCTACCTGATCTTGGAGGCGTCCCGCGGCTACCGCACAGGCGATGACGGACTCAAGGTCGTCAACGGCCTGCGTATCGCCGGGTACCGGGCCAACCGCCCGGCGAAGCTGGCGCGCGACCAGATCACCGTCAAGGTCGGGGTGACAGTGGATGCGGCTGAATTCTCGCCCATAACAGCAGAAATCGCGGTCACCCTCGCCCCGTCACAGGTCATCCACCCGGTCGTCGAAGCACTCGAACCAGGGGAGGTGTGATGACACTCGTACGGCTGGAACTGGTCGGAGAGAAGGGCGACCGGCTGACTGTTACCGCGGACAAAGTGACTGACCACTTCGCGATGCATCCGGCCATCATGGTCGACACCGACACGGGCGAGAAGTTCCTCAACCCCGCGGTGTGGTCTCTAACCCACATTGTGAGCTGCAAAGAGGTCGTGAAGCTCTACCAGGAAGACCCCATCGAGTGCCCGGGAGAGCCGCGCGCCGTTGACCCAGACGTGGCCGTCGCGTTCGCTAAATGGCTGGAGCAGCAGACCAATTGGGATGCGGAAGTGCCAGACGTCGGCAAGGACGTTTACCGGCAACTTGCCCTCTATCAAGGCGACATCAACCACTGGGCTGATCCGCCAGCCTGCGACAAGTGCGCCAATCCAAACGCGATCACCGGCACACGCATGGGCGTCAAAGCCGCCCTATGCCACGCCTGCGAAAACAACACCAAGGAGCCCTGATGGCGACACTCACACAGGCCGACATGTTCCCCACGGCCAAACGAAACACCCTCAACTACCGGGGCGACATCGCCGACCACGTCATGAGTGTCAACCAGCGATGGGGGCCGGACATGTTCGGAGCCCTCTACACACCCGTGGCCGCGGTCTACGACCCCGAGGCCGACCAGACAAAGGTCACCTTCCGGTCTATCCCACGCCCACAACCACAACGCGCCCACCAGCGCGCCGAGATCCCGTTGGCACACCCGGGCGGCAACCGGCGCCAACGCCGAAACAAGGGGAAGAAACATTGACCACCAACGACATTGAACGCGCCGTCAACGCGCTCTTAGACCTATCCGGCCGCCTGGTCCGCAGCTTCGCCGACCAGATCGAGGTCACCTCGAAGGCCGTCGACACTGACAAGCTGGTGCAACGGCTCACTGGCGGCATGGAGGTCGAGACCAACGTCATGGGCATCCATGCCACCGTCTCGTCCGAAGACGAACCGCCAGAAACCGTGTCTGTCGAGACACTTATGCGCTGTGCGTATTGCAAGGCGTCCCTCATAGTCAGGACGGGGCACAGCCCGTTTGAAGCGTGGATCTGTCAAGCCTGCGCCCGCACCTGGCACAACTGGGACGGCGTTGCCCCGACTGTCGCGGCCCGTCTCCGCGTTAAAGGAGCGGGTGATCGTCGATGACTGCGCCCACCAACAAAGGCTGGCTGCGCAAGTGGCTGCGCCTGGAACCGCACCAACCCATCGGCGCCGAAGGCGAGGCGCCGTACCTATTGCGCTGGTACGTAATCCCTCGCAACCGGTGGCTCAACATCTACCTACACAAGTTCCTGCGTGACGACGACGACCGCGCCCTGCACGACCACCCCTGGTGGTTCGTCTCCCTGATGTTGTGGGGGCAGTACGTGGAGGTCACTGAGGAGGGTCGGTCCGTCAGGTCCGCCCCGGAGCCGTGGCGCCTGTTCTGGGGCGACCGGCCGCTGGCATTCCGGCGAGGCACATGGCGTCACCGCGTGGAGTTAGTACCGGCCGCGACGCACTCAAATCAGTTCCTCGCGCGTCGCGATCAGCGCAAGCTCCCGTGCTGGACACTCATCGTGACAGGGCGGCGGGTACGCCTATGGGGGTTCTGGTGCAAGGCCCGCGCGAATGAAACCAACGTCGACAACGCCATCGACCGTATGCGCGTCCGGCGCGGTGAGGTCTTCGAAGTAGACCGGTTTATCCCATGGGACGAGTTCGGGGCGGCCGGGTGCGGTGAGCCCACAACGGTGGACGAACAGCAGCGACCGGGCACGTCACCCACCCGCGTAATAGACGCAGCACACCTGGCGCGACAGCGTGCATTCAGCCTCGCAACCTTCGGCCCGGGTGCCCGAACCAACGGAGTCTTGGACCACATCGGCAAAGAGCTGAACGAGATACGGGACGCCCCTGACGACATCTCCGAATGGGTAGACGTCATCATCCTGGCCTTCGACGGAGCCTGGCGCGCGGGCTGGGAACCGCAACAAATCATCGACGCGATCCTTGCGAAGCAGACCAGGAACGAGCAACGCACGTGGCCTGACTGGCGCACCGCAGACCCTAACAAGGCCATCGAGCACGTGCACAGCGACGTAGACAGCGACGTAAACCGATGAAGATCATTGATACACAACGGCAATGGGCCGTCGTATGCACCGTATGCCCGCCCGGACCCGGTGACAGCGACGGCCAAACCTGGGCATTCCCAGGCACCGATGAAGGCAAGGTTCACGCGGAAGCATTTGCCGTCCGCCACAACTCGCTGCAAGGTCACCGCACTTACGTCAGCGAGCAGTACGTCGTGGAGGCGACCCTGCGCGACGATGGAGCGGGGTACATGGCCCTGCCTCTGGACGCTGACGGGGAGCGCCTAGCCTCCGCTATTGCCGTAAAGGTCAACCTTCCAACGGTATTCCCCGGCCGCCCCGCGGTGTACTACCTCGCCTCCTGCCAGGAGTGCGTCGATATGAAGCTCCCGTTTGGCGCCGAGGACGACCGTGACCTATGGGCCGACGGCCACCACGAGGGCACTGGCCACAACGTCACCCCATCCGTCGAAGTACGACCAGACCAAGGGCAATGACGGTGAGCCACACAGTCCACATCCGCACCGGCATCTACACCACCAGCGGCGGAATCACCTTCACCATCAACGACACCGACCTCGGCGAATGCGGCATAACCGACTGTGGCCACCCCGCCATGATCGCCATCGACCTCGACGGCCAGGGCGGTATCCGCTGCCCCGAGCACTACCAGCCATGGGTCGACAACCCAACGGAGACAGGACTATGACGACACCTGAGCAGATGCTGGCAATATCCACTCGCAACCACAGGATGACCGTCCTGCGCGAAGAAGGGCTATACCGACACATCCGGTTCGCAGAACCGGGTACCGGCATATGGCGTTTCGACCTCGTGACATGGCCTGGCCACTTGGTGATCACCGGCGATCTAGAGGACTTTCACTTCGCCCGTGTTGAGGACATGTTCGAGTTCTTCCGCAATCCCGTTGGATACATCAATCCGCAGTACTGGGCCGAGAAGCTACGCGGCCCGGTGCGGTCGATGTCGTTCTCCCAAGACGTGTTCAAGCGCCTTGTGTACGACCATTTTCGCGACTGGTGCCGATGGAACGACGGACCGCATCGACCGCTCTGGCGGGCCATCTGCAATGAAGTACTTCTCGACGAATACGGCGAGATGGGCGACGAGAGTATGGCGCACCACGCGCTAACCCAGTTCCGTCACGGCGATTTCGAGTTCACCGACAGCTGGGAATGGGAACTCAAAGACTACGACTTCCACTTCCTCGTCGCGCTGCACGCCATCGTGTGGGGCATCAATCGGTACGACGCGGCGAAGGCGGCGGCAGCGTAATGGGTGACAAGACCGGCATCGAATGGACAGACGCCACATGGTCACCGGTGACCGGTTGCACCCGTGTCAGTGATGGCTGCCTGAACTGCTACATCGAGCGATCGACACCAATTCGTGTCGCGGGCCGAAAGTTTGACGGTGAAGGCATTGGGGCGAGTCTGGCGGTACAACTTCACCCGAACCGTCTGGACTGGCCACTCCGAAAGCGTGACGGGAAGAAGATCTTCGTCTGCTCACAAGCCGACCTGTTCCACGACGACGTGCCCGACGAGTACATCGCCCGCGTGTTCGCCGTCATGGCTCTCTCTCCGCACCACACGTTCCAGGTGCTCACTAAGCGTCACGGGCGCATGCGGTCGCTACTGAATAGTCATGCCTTCTGGGGTCGGGTTGGCGTGGCAGGGCTCGACCGCGATGTTTGGTTGCCCCAGAGCGGTGTTTCGCTAGATCAGCACTACTTGCCCAATGTCTGGTTGGGCGTGAGCGCCGAGGACCAGAAGCGTGCGGAACTGCGCATCCCGGCCCTGTATGACACTCCGGCCGCTGTGCGGTTCGTTAGCGCCGAGCCGCTGCTGGGTCTGATTGATACGACGACTTCTGGGTTGCTCGCCCGCGACGAATTCGACCGCGGTATCGACTGGGTGATCGTCGGCGGCGAGTCTGGGCCGGGCGCGCGGCCGATGCATCCGTGGTGGGCGGAGAGCCTGCACCGCCAGTGTGTGGCAGCCGGTGTCCCGTTCCTGTTCAAGCAATGGGGCGATTGGACACCCATGGCGCCGTTGAAGAATGGCCGGTTCGACTTCTCGAACGGTATCGCGATGACCGACGACGGAAACACCTACAACGCGGGTGATCTGGACTGGCCTGACGGCCCGCGTCGTGGTGAGGCGATACGCGCCGACTTCCCACACCACCGCCCGACCTCCATGTACCGAGTCGGGAAGAAGGCGGCGGGCCGTGAGCTGTACCACGACGGCCGGACCTTCGACGGCTACCCCCAGGTGTTGGCGTGATGGCGTTTCAGGCTAAATACCGCGGGCAGTGCCGTAACTGCGGTGAGCAGATCGAGCCGGGTGACTTGGCGACCTACGTGCACGATCACATCGTCCATGACCAATGCCCTGACGGGGTCGATCCGGCACAGCCCGGGCGGCAGGAGCGAAAGTGCCTGGACTGCCACACAATCCACGCAGGGGAGTGCTTCTGATGACGACCGTCTGGTTCACCTCCGACCTACACATCGGGCATGCCCTGGTCGCGGAGGAACGCGCCAACCGCGCCAACATCGCGGTCCCGCTGGCCCCTACTGAGCGTAGTGAGCACTGCATCCGGTGGCACGACCGGACCCTCGCCGAGAATTGGGACGCAGTCGTTCAGCCGCACGACCAGGTGTGGGTGCTGGGCGACCTCAGCGCCGGATCATCTGGGGCACAACGTAACGCGCTGAAGTGGATCGAGGAACGGCCTGGCGAGAAGCACCTGGTTTCCGGGAACCACGACCGCGTCCACCCCATGTATCGGGACGCCCACAAGTGGCAGGCGCACTACCTGGAGGTGTTCCAGTCGGTGCAGCCGTTCGCCCGTCGCCGCGTGGGCGGACACACCGCGTTGCTTTCGCACCTGCCCTACCGCGGCGACCACACCACGGAGCAGCGCTACAACCAGTACCGGCTCCGCGACGAGGGCGAGTGGCTTCTACACGGGCACACCCATTCCCGCGCCAGCTTCCTCCCACATGTGCACCAACGGCAGCTCCACGTGGGCGTAGACGCATGGCAGATGGCGCCCGTGAACATCGACGTGCTGGCTGACGGCATAGAGCAGCTGGGAGCCGAGTGGTGAGCGGCGGCAGCTTCAACTACCTGTACTCGGACGACCTAGACGAAGTCATGTGCCACATGTCCACCCTCAACGACATGGCCGACGCCCTCGACTCGTCCTTTCCCGGAACTCGCGCCGCACGGGACACCCGTGCACTCATCGCCCGCATCAACGAGGCGTTCACCGCGTGGGAATCCGAGCAGATGAAGGCGCTACGGGACGTCTGGCACGACGTCGAGTGGTGGACATCCATGGACTACAGCCGAGATAAGGCACAGGCGGCCGTCGACAACTACCGCAGCAACCACAACGGGCTGCTCAGCTGGGCGCCCATGTCCGGCAACGCAACCCATGACAAGGAGACAGCGTGAACCTCAACGCGACATTGGGCAACGGCGCACCGGTCCAGACCCCGCCGGAAGTGCCACCCGAATATCTGGACGGCCGCGTGACCGTCAACGACACCGAGCTGGCTGCCATGATCGTATGGCTACAGAAGCAGATACCCAGCTTCCCGCAGAAGCTGGATTACAACATAGCCAAACAGCTAGTGGTCGGGTTACTCCGCGCCCTCAACGTCAAGCGCCTGGGCTACGCCGAGGGCAGCGTGGCCGTCCACACAGACGGTCGCCTCGCCCGCCGCTACTACTCGGCCGCCGAGAAGCGGTTGACCTGGTTAGTGATTCAACCCCCCAGCGACGCGCAACTGGAGGTAGACAGCAGCACGGAGCTGCCAGGTTTCAGCTGGACCGTCCACCCCGTGGAATGGACCGTGACCCAGTGACCATGTCCTACACATTCAACTCCCGCCCCGTGCAACCGGGTCCGGTCGTCGACTTCTTCGACTACACCGACCTCAAGTGCATACCGGCAACCCCCAACCTGGAACGCGCCAGCCTCCAGAACGCCGTCCTGTTCGGCGGCCCCGCTGTCCGGCGGTGCCTGGAGCAGGCGCCCATTGTCGGCGATCACACACACGTGCACGTCGACACGAAGGTGTCGCTGCTGCTGCCCGGGTTCATACCGGCGATACCCGGCTGGCACACCGACGGCGTACCGCGGCGTAACGCAGACAAGCCGGGCGAGGAGACCAGTCTTATGTCGGCTAGCGCCTCCAACACCGGCGCTCCGTCGCTGGCGCACCAAGCTCTCCTAGAGGCGCGAGGCTACCGGCCCCGGTTCCACACCGTCCACGTCGGGAACGACTGCCCCACACGGTTCATGCGGCACCCGTACGTCGTCGGCCTGGAGCACAGTGGGGACTCCGGCCTGTACCGCGAGCTGACACAGAAGGTGAATGCGGCAGCACCGCGCATGGGCAACGACGACTTCCTGGACGCGCCACTGGCGCAATGGATGTCGTGGGACTGGTGGAACATCCATACCGCCACCCCGGCCGAGACCCGAGGCTGGCGCCTCCTGATACGCGTCACCGAGTCCGACCAGCCGCCCCTAGACACTGGCTTCATCCGGTCCCAGACCCAGGTGTATGTGCCCACGGAGTTCGGCTGGTGAGCATGCCCCGACGTATTCAGTTGCGGCGTAGTGCGGGCTGGCGGAAACCGGAAGGCGCGATCAGCGTGGCCCGGCCCGGGCGATGGGGGAACCCGTTCAAGGTCGTGTGCGCCGGAACAGAGCCGGACCTTCTGGGCGCCCGCCGTGTACGTGTCTGGACCGTCGAGGGGCCAGGGACGTTCTTCCAAGGCACTGGGACACACGAGTGGGCAGCGGCCTACGCAGTGCGCCTGTATCGCCGCTGGCTCCTCGGTTCCATGAAACGCGTGGAGGACCTGGTGCCACTTCTCCGAGGCCACGACCTCTGCTGCTGGTGCCGACTCGACGCCCCCTGCCACGCGGACGTCCTACTAGAACTAGCCAACCAGAAGGAGATATAGCTGTGCCGCGCGACCATGGCCGGATTCTGACAATCATATGGCGGGACAAAGACTTTCAGCAGCGATCCGTCGAGGCGCAGCGCATGTACATGCTCCTGTTGTCGCAACCGAATGTGAACAATGCCGGTGTCCTGCCGCTGCAACTAAGCAAGTGGGCGAAGGGCTGCGACCAGACCAGCGTCGCCGATGTACGCCGCGCTACAAACGAACTCGCCGAGCACCTCTATGTGGCCTACGACGAGGACACCGAGGAACTGCTGGTCCGCTCGTACATACGCAACGACGGCGTGCTCAAGCACAAATACCTGTTCGCTAACGCTCTGAAATGCGCCCAGGCCGTCGAATCACCCAGCCTGCGTGCGGTGCTGGCGGCCGAGTTGCGGCGCACCCGCCGTGCCGATGCGGTGACGGTCGCCAACCAGATCGACCCACCTGGCCCCGGGCCAGACGGCACCCCGACAGACCCAAGGCCGGACGACGACCCAACACCCCCAGACAGTGACCTCGACGGCATTTCGATGCCATCCGAAACCGACCCCAATGGCATTGAAGACCCATCGGAATCCGATGTGCCATTGGAATGCCATTCCGATGGCATCGCGATCACTAGGGGGAAGGGGAAGGGGAGGGGGAAGGGGTCACCTTGGGTAAGTGGTTACGTTGGGGAGGCGCCCACCCGCTGCCCCAAGCACATCAAGGACCCACACCCCCCAAACTGCCGCGACTGCATGACAGTCCGACTGGCATCCGAGGCAGCCGCCCAGGAGGCAGCCGAACGTCAGAAGTCAGACCGGGCAGCCGCCCTGGCCCGGCGGGAGGCGTGCACCCGCTGCCAGGGCGGTGGCTGGATCGAGGCCGACGACGGTTCCGGCGTCCTGCCCTGCACGTGCCGTAAACCCCTACAGCTCGTCCCACTCCACACAGACGCGCAGAGGGCAGCCGGATGACCGCCAGGGAGACGTCACGGGCATTTCAGGCCAAGTACCCAGATCAATGCGAGGACTGCGACGAGCCCGTCAGCGTCGGCGATTGGGTCCGGTACGTCGACGACGCCCTCATCCACACGGACTGCCCCAACGCCGCGCCGCCAGCGGCCATCACGGACGTCTGCGGCAAGTGCTGGACCGTGCACGCCGGGGGCTGCCTGTGATGACCGGAGACCGCCTCACCGAACAGCAGATCGCAGCCCTAGTAGATACCCAGCTGGTCGGGCTCAACGACCAGTTTGTCGGCCGTCGCCCCACCTGCCAGCACCCGCAACGCACGTGCAGGCGGCCGGTCACCGCGGTCGTCTCGGTGCATGTCCTGGACAACTGCGACGGCGAGGAGGCCGACGAGTTCGGCAACGAGGTGTTCCTGTTGTGCACGAATTGCGCACGGGCGCTGTGGATGGCGGCCATGTGGGAGGTACGCGACCGCACGGTCGCCGCTTCCCGTGCTGGCGTCATCCCCATGTGCTCTACGTGCCAGGCACCGGTCGTCAAGCCATCACACATCGTCCGCGATGTACGCAAATACGAGGAGGTTTTCGATGCACCGTGAGTGGACCCCAGAACAGCTAAAGCGTTGGCGCATACGCAAAGCGCAGAACGGCGAACAGACACCCTGGCGGCGCCGGGACTGGTCCGCGCTGCCCGACGACGTCCTGACCGCGTCGCCGCAATGGTGCATATGGCGGCCCTGGGAGCAACACCCCATCGCTTGCGTCGACACCCAGCAAGACGCCATACGGCACGTCATCCTCCAGTTGCAGAGTGCGTACCTACGCGCGGCTGAGCGGGAGGAACTGGAGCGACAGGGCATGGAGCTAGCACGCATCAACAACCGGCCGCGGGGGTTGGAGTCGTGAGCGTGATTCTTGAGGCCCTGGCGCTATTTCTTGCGGCGAGTGGCGGATTCACCGCGTACCTGTTGACGCTCGGGCATCGCCGACGCGGCAACCAGATCCAGATCTCCGGCGACAATTCCGTCGCTATCCAGGCTGGCGGGACCATCACGGTGCAGGCCAGCCGCGGTAGCATCGCCGCCCACACCATCGTCGGCAACGTGAACGTCGGTGGTGAGCGCTGGGTCGGAGTCGAACCGAACCCGCTACGGCGTGCACTACTTGCCCGCTCCGGTCCAGGCCAGCCGCTGTACATGTTCGGCGAGGTCGACTCCTACGACGAGTTACCTAGCATGGTCAACGCAGCCACCGACCACATCGGCAAGTGGTGGTGGGACCGCACTAGCGAGGTCGCATACCTCTGGCTCGGCCAGGGCTACAAGGTCCTAGGCGCACCCGAGATAGCCAAACCGACACGACCCGACACCTACCGAATATCTGAGTTCGCCGCACAATGCGCCTGCCCCCGTTGCGGATTCATCAACACCCACTACATCCAGCCATGCACACAGGACCCCGGCTCTGTCACCCGGGAGTGCACGGAGTGTGGACAGACTTGGAGGCAGCAGTGACCTATCAGACCGTTCGCCTGGACGATCCGACAACCCCAGTTGCTTTGCACCGCAACGGTAAGAAGTGGCCAATACCCTTCCGCCTGAACCTCGCACACGACGATTTCGTTCGCGCCAGGCTGACCGACACCCTGCACCCCGGCGACATCCTGGACCTGCCGTTCAACGTCACCGGCACCATAGTGGAGATCGCGGTATGGCCGCCGAAAGCCCGCGACAACGACCGCCACTGGTTCGCACGCAAGACCCACCCATACCGAATCGACCTGCAATTCCACGCCTTCGACACCTGCCCCCAATGCGACACCCAGGCAGCACACCAGGTCGAGATACCCGAGTACGAGACGTGGTGGGACAGCCCGCTAACCGCCGAGTTCCCGCACCGCAGGTACGTCCTCCGCACCTGCATCACATGCCGCAACTCATGGGAACAGGGCGAGGCGGAGTGAGCATGAGTAACCCTGTGACGCAACGTGATCCGCACCGCTGCGCGTTCGGACACCGATGCGTAAACCACGACTGGTCAACCATCGTCGACGAAGATGACGCACCCTCCGGCCAACTCATTGCGGACGGTGCGATCTGCGGCGGCTGCCTAACCCGCCTGCGGTACGCCGTCAACGGCCTACCCCGGGACTGGGACCGGCTCCACGAAGGCATCGGGGAACGCGTGTATGTCGACCGAGCACGCGTCACCATGACCTCCACCGCAGCCATCAACCTCAACACCCAACGCGACGCCCTCCAACGCGACATCGTCGAGACCGCCGACCGCGCAGCGGAAATGGTTGAACACGCGATGAACCTGACCGGCAGGCAGCGCCACGGCCGCCAGGGCTTCACCGTCCACCAACGTCAGGTAGTCGCCCGCTCCGTCGCCGTCGTCAGCGAAAACCTGGACGTACTCCTGGCCCAGCCCGCCCAACCCATGCTCGTCTGGGGCCGCGTACCCGACGGCGACGAGGGCTGGCATCCCCAGCACGGACAACCCCGCCACCTCGTAGACCGCGACGGCGTCGACATCGCCCTCCAACTCATCGAGCTGTCCCGCAACGTCTACCAGGCCCTCGGCCTACCCCGACTACGCCACCACTCCGCCATGCCCTGCCCCGCAGTCAAACGGGACGGCCAGCAGTGCGGCGCCTACACCGTCGGCCGCTGGGACGGCACCAGCCAATACGACTGCACCACCTGCGGCCGAACATATGGCGAACGGGAATACCCCTGGCTCCAGCGCGGCGTCATCGACCTCATGCGCGAACTCGAAGAACGGGAGAAAAACATGCAACTACTCGACCAACTCAAACACCTACTAGCCGAGGCATACTGGCGCCTCGACGGCATCAACGACATGGTCCAGCGTGTCGCCGACGAGCCACTGCTGGACGAGGCGGGCGCCGGACGACTGGTCGTCGACAAGGTGACCACGATCCTCAACGACGGGCTGGTACCGCACCAGACACCCGAGCAGCGGCAGACCACCCCGTCGGGCGGCAACTAATGGGCGTGCATACGGTCGTCAGCACCATCTACAAATGCGACCGGTGCGGGTCCGAGTCCACCAGCTCCCGGGACTATGAGCGCGGCGCCCACGCAGGCGCCAGAGGTGAGAAGTACTGGTGGTGCGCCGCCTGCTACACCGCCTTCCTCCGGTTCGCCGCCAACCAGGGCACCACGCAGGAGGTCTGGCTGGGGTACCAGGGCGACGGCACCGCCCTCCAGGGCGGCTCCCGGCTGCAAGTGGTGTTCGGCGACGAGAGCACCGCTCAGGCGTGGTATTCAGGGCTGGAGCCGGGGTCGTGGGACTACCGCAGCATCACCCGGCACAAGGTCGTCAGCGCGGGGCAGACCACGTGACCGGCGCCGCGGTGGAGGACCTGCACGTTATGGAGACACGGGTCTACCGCCGGTACGCCGAGGCAGTCGCCGCCAGCATCCCCGCTATGCCGGACTTCTCCGACTGGCTGGACATGCTGTCCGCGCCAACCAAGTACACCGTCGACACCGCGCTGGTATGCCCCGACACCGTCACCGAGGTTCCGCAGTTCCCGCCCGAACGCTGGATCACGTACCCAGCCCGCCGCCGCATGTGCCTGGTGCTGGCTGACGAAATGCTCAACCGCATCAACGGCGGCAACACCGCGCACGACTGGCTCGCCATGGCTGGCATCCTGTTGACCTTCGGCGGACGGAGCCGCGACGCATGAAACCGCGTACCCCGCACCTGCTTCCATGGACCCCAGAGACGGGACATACCAACGTGTGCCGCAGCCCAGCGATAGGGCACGACTATGACTGATCAGAAGGTTTGGAAGTGGACCGGCGACAGCCGCGAGGACAAGGCGAAACGTGTCGCCCTGTCCTATCGCCAGCTCCTTGAAGATGTCGCCGCCGGACGCATCACCGACCCCATGCAGGCCCTCATCGAACGCGACAGGTACTGGCAAGACCTCGGCGTCTACTGGTCGGTGCCATCCGTCGCCCCCATCGACCAGGAGGCGTGGTTGTCGGCCGCCGACCTCGTCATCCACCTCGCCCACATCGTCCAACTCACCGAGCATCAGGTCCGCAACTGGGCGTACCGGCGACGAAAGGGACTGGGCGACGGCATAACCGAGCGTACCGGGCAGGAAGGCAAACCGGAATACAACGTCGCCGACGTCCTGGCCTACCTCACCCGCCAACGCGTCCGCCGACAGGGAGGCACCAGCGCATGATCTGGGAACTATGGGCAACCCCGTCCGGCCAGATCTTCTGGCAGCTCGACCACTGGGGTGGCTTCTACAAATGCGTACCCTCCACGAACGGCCGCGAGACAGTGGAGACGCTGCCCGCCGACGCCCGGCCACTGATCAACGACGGCAGGTGGATCACCGGCGTGATGGACGCCGCCGAGGACGAGGCCCAACGCCGCATCATGGAGCCCGACTGGCCAACCCAACGTGTAGAACGCCCCTACGAGAAAGCCCAGCGCCTGCGGTTTGAGCGGTACATGGCAGAGGTCAAGAGCATGACCGCAGCGGCAATCGCCACACCCCAGAATGGCGGAACATCATGACCGGCATCGCCTTCGTTGACGTGACCCTGGCATGGAAACGCATCGAGGATCGTTGGCACAAGGGCCGCTGGTTGTGGGTCGCCCACCACCGCGACGACATCGGCGGGACGTACACCCTGTTGCCGCGGACAACGGAGTACCGCCTCTGGGACCCGTCAACCAACACCACCGCCGAGGTCGTTAAACGCTGCTGGATCACTGAATACGTGCCCGGCTCGCGCGACTGGCACGCTATTCCGTCATCCCGGGACCTCTACTGCGGCAACGACCTACGCGCCGCCCGCAAGGCCGCTGAGAAACACCACGCCGAGACCCGCCGCCGTTCCGCGTGGGAACGCTACATGCGGAACAACGACCCGCCAGCGCCGACCACACCCGAGGAAGAGGCACGCTGGTACAGCCGAGTGATGGCAGTCCGAAGCATCCCTGGTTAGTCCGTCCCGGGCATGTCGTCTAGATCGTCCGAATAGTGCTCGGCGTAGTTGACCTCGTGACCGACCATCGCCGCCACTTTCTCGGCCGCGGCGCATTCGTGGTCAGCGATAACGTAGATCTCTTCGCTGCCTGTATCTACTACGTATACCGCGTCCATCTGGCTAGCCTTTCTCTGCCTGGATGTTTCGCCGTTCGACCTCGGCTAGGGTTTCGGCTGCGAGCTTCTCGGCCGCTTCGTTGGTCAGCCGGACTCCGTCGCCGACAAGGAACTCTTCCTTGTCGAGGTCGATGTCGTCGACGACCAGGTCATCGCCGAAGGTGAGGCGCTTGAGGTCGGCTTCGCTGTGACTGCTCATGAGGGTCATTGTGCCCCTCCTTTCCGGTACTTGGTGGGCATGGCGTGGATACATACCCAGGTCCAGTCCTGGGTGGCGTGTGGGACCAGGATCAGCTCCAGCTCTACACCGGTGTCGTCGGTGCCTATGAAGTAGAGGCGCCAGATGCCGTCGCGGTTGTCGACGAGGAGCGGCATACCGGCGTTGCGGAGTGCTGCCATGACGCGGCGCTTGTTGGCGCGCATCCGCGCTTTCGCTGTGAGTGTCACTCTTGCCATGGCTCAGAATGTATAGTTCACTATACGTAAGAACAAGCCGTAGCGGCCTTGCTTATGTGTATAGCTCTGTATACGTTACGAGTCATGAAAAGCCTTTATGTAAAACGTATTTCCGTCATGGGCGCCGCCATAGCCGCCCTAACGGCACTCCCAACTGCCACCGCTTCCGCGTTCCCCGACCGTTGCCTGTACGCCGCGACAGACGCCAAGACCTGCCTGGGTGCCCGACCGGCACCCTTCACGCCAGCAGGCGGCGGCGGATACAAGCCCCCGGAGGACCCGGAATGCCCCGAGGGCCAGCACCATCCACCTACAGCTCCGGCAAGTCCTGGCGCGGGCGAAACTGGAGGTAACAGCGCTGGTAGCGGGTCTGCCGGTAGCGGTGGGTCCTCGGCGAGTGGAGGGGCTGGTACCGGACGGTGATGGTCGCGGCTACCGAGCGGCTATACAGCCAAGCCCCAATCCTGTTGCCGCACCGCTATACCGCGGTATAGCTTCGTTTTGAGACAACAAAACAGCGGACGACGTGAACAGGATGCAGGTCGGTTATCTCGGGGTACGCCCCCGTAGTTCAAGTTAGAACGCCCCGAGCCAAGCGGGGAAATGGAGCCAAACCCGCCCAGCGCCAACCACGTTCACGTCGTTCCCCAGACCACAACTACATAGACACCAGATGGTGCGAGCAGGACGCAGGTCGGTTACCACTTGCTAATGGAGAGGTCGCGGGTTCGAGTCCCGCCAGCCAGCCCCCGGCTGTAGCTCAGTTGGCAGAGCGCTAAACCCCGGTCAGCACACACACGTTCGCCCCATCACCCAACACAACTCCATACATAACAAGGTGTGAACAGGACTTCGTTCGGTTATCTCCTTTCCCGAGAGAGACGCGGGTTCGAATCCCGTCAACCACGAAAGTGGTTGTAGCTCAGTGGCCTAGAGCGCTAAAACCCGGACGACACCCACACGCTCACACCACCTCAAACACCAGCAGACGCACGCGCGCAGGCGGTGTGGACAGGACGCAGGTCGGTTACCAAAACAGTCAGGTGTGGGTTCGAGCCCCACCACCTCGCTCGCGGGGTGTAGCCCAATTGGTAGAGGCAATTGTCCACATACGCCGGTCAGCACCCCACACGCCCACACCACCTACGCGCTCGCACGACAGACAACCCGATGTGAACAGGACGCTCGGTCGGTTATCACTCAATTGGTAATGCAGGTTCAAGCCCTGTCGCCCGCACCCAGTGCGGGTGTAAAAGCGAAATCCCGGTCAGCACACACACGTTCACATCACCCGCCCAATAGCCCCCGCGGGTGGCACGAGCAGGATCGCAGTCGGTTACCCCACCCCTCGCAAGGATGACGAACCCCGGCCGCCCTTCACACGTTCGCGCCGCCCGCACCCTAACAAGGAGATGCACGGTGGACGTTCTCACCACTATCGGAACCCGTAAGACGCCGCAGTCGCAGCAGGCGGACCCCCGGCAGGTGAAGAACTCCGCCGGTGGCTACACCTTCACCATCGACGACGAGGCCCTGCTGCACCGCTTCCTCACCCTCGGCACCGACGGCGGCACCTACTACACCAACGCCCCCGAACTCACCAGGGACACAGCGGCCGTCGTGCTCCGCGCAGCAGCGGCCGACCCGGTCCGCCTCGTCCAGCACATCGTCGAGGTGTCCGTGGACGGACGCGCACCCCGGCAGAACCCGGCCCTGTTCGCCCTCGCCATCGCCGCAGCAGCAGAGGATGTCGACGGCCGCCGCGCCGCCGCAGCAGCTCTGCCCACGGTCGCCCGCACCGGCACCCAGCTCTACACGTTCGTCAAGTACATGGAGCAGTTCCGCGGGTGGGGCCGCGCCATGCAGCGCGCCGTCGGCGGCTGGTACCTCGACAAGCCGGTCGACCGCCTCGCCTACCAGCTGGTCAAGTACCGGCAGCGCGAAGGCTGGATGCACCGAGATCTCCTACGCCTGTCCGGCCCCACCACTGCGGACCCGGCCCGCCGCCTCGCCTTCAACTGGGCAGTCGGCAAGGGCCTGAACGACTACATCGGCAAGGTCCAGCCCCTCACCGCCGAGCAGTTGAAGGCAGGGGAGCGCAACGCCTCCCGACCCAAGCTGCCTAACGTCGAGCTGGTGGTCGACCACCCGCTGGCGATCATCGAGGACTTCGAGGACGCCCAGCGCGCCACCCAACCCAAGGAATGGGTGAGCATCATCCGACGCGGTAACGGTCTTCCCTGGGAAGCGCTGCCCGACGTCGCGCTCAACTTCACCGCTGTGTGGGAAGCGCTGATTGAGCACGGGCTGCCGCAGACGGCTTTGATGCGCCAACTGCCTCGTTTGACCCGGCACGGGGTCCTACACGGTGAATATCTGGACCGTGTCGTAGCTCAGCTCCAGGACGCCGACCGTCTACGCAAGGGCCGCGTCCACCCAGTCAACGTCCTGATCGCGCAGCGCACCTACGCGTCCGGCCGGTCGGCGCGCGGCGACTCCACCTGGACGCCGGAACGCAAGGTCGTGGACGCCCTGGACGCCGCGTTCTACAACGCCTACGGAGCGGTGGAGCCGTCGGGCAAGCGCACCCTGCTGGCGCTGGACGTGTCCGGCTCCATGGGCGCCGCTATCTCGGGTATGCCGCTGACATGCCGCGAGGCCGCAGCCGCACTCGCACTCGTCACCGCCAACGTCGAGCCCGACCACGAGGTCGTCGGCTTCACCGACGGCCGACAGGCCGCGCGCTCGGGCTACGGCTACCGGTCCCAGCACTTCATCACCCCGCTGGACATCACGCCGCGCCGCCGCCTCGACGACGTGTGCCGGTACACCGCCGGACTCAGCTTCGGCGCCACCGACTGCGCACTCCCGATGCTGTGGGCACAGCAGTCCAAGTGCGAGTTCGACACGTTCGTGGTCATCACCGACAACGAGACCTGGTCCGGGGACATCCACCCGCACCAGGCGCTCCGCGACTACCGCAACAAGATGGGCATCAACGCCCGCCTGATCGTTGTCGGCATGACGGCAACCCGCTTTACCATCGCCGACCCCGCCGACCCCGGCCAGCTCGACGTGTCCGGTTTCGACTCAGCTGTCCCGCAGCTGATCTCGGACTTCTCTGCCGGACTGTAGGAACGCGTGGACCCAAGGGCACAGCAGGCGCGGGAGCATCACAGGTTGCAGCGTGATGCCTCCCGCGTCGGCGAACAGCACCGGTACGAACGGGACCGGCTAGTTCGCGAGTTATGGGCCACCGAACGAGAGAAGTGGACCTACGCCACGCTGGCCGCAGCGGTGACGTGCAGCCCGGGACTGATCCAGAAGATTCTCGACGGCCGCACCCCAACCGCCCAACACGTCACCAGGTAAGGAAGGCAGACGCCGCAATGGATTTCAACACTCCGCTCCAGAGCCTGAACGGCTGGCCCGCCGCGGTCGTCGTTGTCGTTGCGGTGCTCTGCGTGACCGCCGTGATCATCGCGGTTATCCGCGCCGACTGACGCTCGACATAACGTATAGTGCACTATACAGTTCGTGTTATGAACGAGACCCTGACCGCCGAGCAGCTGACCTCCTTCGAGGACACCCTCAAAAACTACGCGGGCGACGGCGAATTACCCACTGTCCAAACGGACTACAGCGGGCGAGGCATGTACGGCAAGGAATGCCTGGCCGTCATCCTGGACGACTCCAACCTCACCCCCGCGGTCACCGCCGAGCTGGCCTACGTCTTGGCAGACGCCGACGATGACGTTGCAGACCTCATCGACCGTATTTGGTCGCTGCCCACCTACACCGACAGCATGGGCCGCCGCACCGTCATCTACTGGCCAAACGTCAAGGCCCCCCACACCGCCGGAAAAGACTAGACGACCATGAGCACACCCACCCCGCGCACCTTCGGCCTGGGCGCCATCCTGACCGTCACCACAGACGTGTTCCTGGTAGCCGACATCGGCGACATCTACGAACTCCTCAACTACATGACCGGCGACAACCTGTTCACCCACCAACTGCCCCGCGCCGCAGGCGAATGCAAGCCAGCGCTGCTGGCACAACATCCTCAACTGGCCGACGTCGACATACCCGAACTGCCGGACGCCGACGCCTACATGACATGCCTGGCCAACCTGGAAAAAGTGCACGGCACCGAACTGGCCGTCACACCGCTTGCCGCGGGCGCGCACAGGCGCATCAATCCGTTGACCGAGCTAGCCGACATGATGCCCGGCAAGCCCATCATCACCGTGGTCGCACCATGACCACCGACACCCGAGAAGGGCTGCCGGACTGGCTGACCGTCGGCGCCAAGGTCGTGCAGGTACATGACCGCCGCCACTACGGACAGACCGTCATTACCGGCACCGTTCACCGCATCCTGGCCCGAGGCGTCGTTGTCCTCAACAGCGAAGGTGCGGAACTGACACGATTCCGGCGCACCGACTACGTCCCGAGCAACGACTACTTCCGGCGCAGGTCCAGCTCCTATGTCTACGCCGACTGGGTGTACCTGTACCGCGCCGACGACCCACGGGCGGTAGCCGCTCGGGCGAAGGCCAACATGCAAATCGACATCCGGCGCTTCAAGGAAGCGGTCGACAAAATCGACACCGACAGCGGAGCGGAGGCCTTCGCCGAGATCGCTGCCGCTGCTGCCAAACTCGCCGGACAGGTCAGGGAGCGTCGATGATCCGGGAGTTGGGTGTCCGCCGCTGGTTGGCGTGGCGTCTAGTGCAACTGGCTCACCGCATCGCCGACACCACGGTCATCGAGCGCATCGTGATAGTGGGACCAGACGCCCGCCCGGTCGTTGAGTGGGAGATCGAGGGCGACGCCTACGGCGGCGGTGTGTTCAGCCAGACCGGCCTCACCCACTTCGCGCCCGGCTACACCGCGCTGCACATCTTCGACGGCGAGCCCACCTACCCGCGCGACCTCCCGGCGATGGCCATGTGGGAGCGGCTGCGCGCCTGGGAGGCAGCGCACCGGTGAGGAATCCGGAGGCTGATGTCGTCGACGCGATTGCCGCACTCGTCGACGAGCAGCTCCAACAAGAGGCGTCAGGCTACGACCACAACATCAACCAGGACTCCTGCCCGAAGTGCGGCGGCCCCTGGCACGGCCTCGTACGCGGCTCCTGCCCCGGCGCGACCGGCATACAGGGAAGCGACCCGGAGCAACTACCAGCGCCTCTCCTTGCCCAGCTGACAATTCCTGCCACGCCGCTGCCCTGGACTGAGCAGCGTCACTCGTACCCCATCATTCCCAGCGACGACCAACCGCTCCTATCAGAGTTCATTCTGGTCATCGCTGAACCGATGCCCATCGAGTTCCGGGCAGTTGAGACGCCCGAGGAATACCGGCTACTTCCGAGCCACCACCGGACAGTCGACATCAGGTGTGAGTCGTCCTACGCCCATGCAACAGACATGCTCTGGCTTCGGATCCGGTTCGGCGACCAATATCTGAGGCACATCGTCCCGTACGAAGCCGTATATGGTGCGCGTCCTGGCGTACGCCTGCTCCACACCTCGATTCCGAACCTGGCGGACAGCTACGTGGAGTTGTTCACCGACTCCACCTACGGGGTTGTCGCATGGTTCCGCATCAAAGGTGGTGCCGTTCAACGGCGCCTACGCTTCGCAGGGCTGGGGCATCCGTGACCGACAACCTGCCCGCCCCCGCGCCGCAGCCGGTGATCGCGCGTCGACTGCCCGGTCCTGCCGACTGCTGGTGGCGCCTTGGCCCCAATCTCCGTAGCAGCAGGACGGCTGAGGAGCGCGGCTTGGTCAACGTGGTGCAACACGTCGACTTCGACAGCAAGGGCTTCTACCTCACTATCGAGTTGCGCGACGGCTACACACAAGACGTCTGGCCCTCCGACTGCAACGTGGTGCTGACCGACTCAGACAACATCGACTTCTACCCACCGACACGTGTTGTGCCGCAGCGTTTGAAGGCGCTCGACCTTCTTATGACGCGCCCGCCACTGCTTCGTATGCCGCTGGATTGGCAGCAGATAACCCGTCGGGGCGACCACGTGCACCCCGGCGAAGACATGCGCAATTGGCGGTACGACAACCCCGGGGCGTTCCTATGACCGACAGTGTGACCCGGGTGCGCGACGCTATCTGGACAGAGCTGGAGCGGCAGGCCCAACGATTCGGTCATGTCGACCGTGATCAGTTGGTCATCGACATAACCGCCATCGAGCTGGACATGGATCAAGTCGCTACAGCTGCTATTAGCGCCGTCCATGAATTCGACGGCCGACTGAGTAACTGACTCCGAGTTGCGGTCTGGGGGATGAGGGTGCGACGCGTATCTGCCAGCTCTATCCCGCAACTACAAGATCCATCGTTTCAGCACGGCCGCGGCGCACCTTAATGCTGCATTAGAAGGTTTTCCACACAGGGTTTCGTACCCGGTAGTAATGGTTTACGGTGTTTACTATGTCGGACCAAGACCGCGACGAGCACCTCAAGTCAACCGCCATGTGGTGCCGCGACCTGCAATTCCCCGCCGGGGCTCGACGGGTGGAACCGAAGGCACCTGCAAGGCTACGGCGTGCGCTGATTGTGGTTGCTGTCGTTGCCGTCGCTTTTGGCGGCACTAGAGTTATCGACGATCACATCCCGCCAGGCAGTGGGTTCTCCACCCTTGCCACCGTGGGAGCCGAGCCGACTGGGCCGCCCGGACCGACTGGTGGAATGACTGACGGGGGTGGCTCTCAATTCCAGCCTCCAGGACAACCGCCGTCCATGCCGGACTACCAGGGCGGGAACAACTTACCGCCCCTAGATCAGAACTCAGGTATCTCAATTTACAATTCCGGCGCGCCACAGGCCGGGCAACAAGCTGGCGGGCAGCAAGGTGCACAGCAGCCGCAACAAGGTTGGGACCAACCGGCGCACGGCACCCAGCCCCCTAACTACTCCACCGCACCCGGTTACACGCAGGGGCCAGGCAAGCCGAACCCTGATTATCAGGTGCCGCAACAGAATTCACCCCAGCAAGGTCAACAGTCGCCCCAGCAGGGGCAGCAGCAGCCGAGCCAGGCGCCCTCGCAGACCCAGCAACCCGAGCGGCCTGAGCAACAACAACAGCAGCAGGAAGACCAGTCCCAGCAGGATCAGGGAGACCAACAGCGCCAGCAGCGCTGCCAGGCGATGTCGCAGCAGATGGACCAGGTCACCCAGACCGCCGGACAAGTCGCTGACGTAGCTCAGCAGGTCGGAGATGCGGCCGAGATCGTGCTCCCCAAGGGAGGCGGTGGATCTCTAGGTCCCGACGGTGAGCGCTCTCCTGGCCGCTTACCTGTCGAGCCACTGGAGTGTGGGGATTGCCCACCTGATCGGCAGCCGCAGAATCCCCTCTGCAAAGCCATACCTAACGCCGCAGCCAAGCAAGTATGCGAGGGCTTCATCGATGACTGGATGGAGAACTTTGAGGATAAATGCGAGGTTGGTAAGCCGAACTGCATGGGTAAGGTGGCTATCTGCCTGCCAAGGGATATAGTCAACCCATCGGAATTCACCAAAAAGGGACTACAGGCATACATTGATGGCGGCAATGATCTAATAAAAAGAAATGAAAAGTTGGGCGGAATGGTGATTAAACGTTCAACTAAGGGCATGCAGGGCCGCAAAGATGCCGATAAGGACAGGGCGATACTTAGATATGGTGCCGACGCATTCAAGGATAAAGCTCCTGGGCATATTCCAGACCTTACGTGGATGGGCACCGAAGACGATGACCGCGACGTGATTCCTATGGACAAGAGCTTGAACTGGTCCATAGGTGGTCAATCGAATCGCTTCAAGGAGAACTTCCAGGCCACAGAGTTCGTGCAAGGGTTCTGGCAGCAGGTGCCATGGTCAAAGACCACGCAGTGCCTCGCGAACGGGGTGGTGACAGGAGCGTGATGACTTCCCTTCGAGACAGGGTCAGTCGACGCGGAATTGCAGTCGCGGTGGCCTGGGTCGCAACTATTGCAGTTGCCTCTCTGCTGACATACGTTCTGTGCATGCAACATCCCAGCGACAAATCAGACAAGTATGACGCAGAGGTGCGCTCAGTAGTCGAGCAATATATTGATGCCCTGAACTCTGGCGACCTTAAGCAAATCGAATCTTTGTCAACTGGACTTGCAGAGGAAGAGCTTAATCCTCAAGCCAGGGCAGGCTACGTCCGCAAAATGGCGTACCAAATTGAGAAGCACGGCCCGATGCATATTCACGATTTCAGCATCCTTGCGCGAGGGGATCTGGTCTATGTTGCGTACGTCTACACGGAATACGAAGACCAAAAGAATCCAAAGCCTGAGGATATCTATTTCTCTCCAGGGGCACGGGTTCGATACAACATGTACCGAACTGGCGGGAAGTGGAAAGTCATGAGCGTCGACCGATACATCGGCGACGAGCGGTGAGCAGACCAGCCGCCTTAACGGTGGGGTTCCTGACGGCCACGATGGCTCTGTTTGGGTGCCAAAGTCCTCCGCCTGCGGAGACTGGACCGAATTACACACAGATCCCCGGACAGTTCCCTGACCCTGCAACCACAACCGCAGCAGGAGCAGAGGACGCCCCAGTGCGTGCATGCGTCAAGATCACCGGCAAGCGCAACGATGCCGCCATGGTGCTCACCAAATGCGACTCTGGCGATGCCACGCATCGCATCGTGCAACGGGTCGTGGAGCCAAAGGACTGCGTGCGCGACGTCGACCGGCGCTACTACCGCAACACTGCCGCCGGTGAATGGACCGCATGCTTGGACCTGTACTGGACCAGCTCCAATTGCCTGAGCATCACCAACGAAGCCACCCGCGCTGTGGCATGCGACGATGCGACCGCGCCACGTAGATTCCGTGCCACCAAACTCGTGCTCAACACCACCAAAGGCGACATGTGCACCGGATACGCGCACCCGGTGCGCCAGTTCACCATCTGCACGGAGATGCAGAAGTAGGCAGCGCTGTCGGTGGCATCTGATAGAAACCGGACATGGGACGCCGTGTTGAGGCATTGATCAGGCAAGCCATCGCGGGCATACCCAATCTGCTGGGCACTACGCAAACACGCTTGGGCGACATTCACCCCACCACGCTTGTTTACACCCCGGAGGAGGTAGCAGCCCGGATAGCGTCGGTTCTGCCGCCACTTCTCCAATCGGTTGGCTGTCTGTTGGTGGAGCTGCCAGACGTTGCTCGGGACGCGTTCGGGTCCGAGTCGGTCCGGGTACCACTAGGCGGTCAACCGTGGGCCGATGGCACTATCCGGCTGCACCGCACGCCGCGTGGCAACCGGCTAACCCTGTCCGGCATACCAACACCGCTCGCCGCTGCCGACGCACCCGCGGTCGCCGCCGCTCTGCTCGCTGCACACGCGGCTTCCTGCCGAACGGCCTAGTAGGGCGCTCTGCTGTCCGGCCGCCCGTGGCACGATTGCTGCATGACACTGGTATGGGATGCCGACCACCTACGTAGGGCTGTCGATGAGCTGCGCCACCTTGAGGACAGCGCGCGCCGCGAACCTAACCTGATTTATTGGTCCGAGCTAAAGCGGATCGCCAAATCGGTTGGTGTCGACACGAATGACCCAGTTACTCGACCGCTGGCCCAACTGATTGCCGAGAAGGAACAAACGCAGAAGGTCACCGGAGACGTCGTGCGCTTGTTCGTTGACGTGGTGTGGCGCACCGCTCGGTTGGTCGAGGGATTGCAGGCTGACATCTATCACATGGCGCGGCCGGTCATTCACGATCAGCCCTACACGGGGTAGGCCCGACACACCCGTCTGATCTGCGTACGGGCATGCGCCCGTATCACGTGTTATACATATGTCGTTGGCACCGCTGTGCCTTGAACGCCCCCGGTACTCACCCCGGGGGCGTTTCGTTTATCCGCTTCCCGACCCGCGCCGCGTCAACCCGGTACCGCTGATACTGCCGGTAAGCGCGCGGCCCCAGGTTCGCCGCGTGCTCGGCGCCGGGGTCACCAGGTACGCCACCACATCGCTGCCCGGCCTGTCGGGCGGGTGGTACGCCGATGCCCAGGACGCCCCAACTCCTTGGGGGTGAGGGCGCGCTGCGCCGCGCTGGCGGGAAGCCCCAAAGGCCGGTGCACCGGGCCGCCATTTGCCCTCGCGTGGAACAAGCTGGGCAGCTGTCGCGTCACGGCCGAACGGGTAACTAGGCCCGGTGCACCCCCAAACATTTTGTTACACAGGGAGATACGCGCAATGGATGATTCCCAAGTCCAGCCCGCTCGGCGTCCATCAAACACACTGATCGACCGGCTGCTGGACAAGCTGATTGACCGGGTACTGGACCGCGTGTTCGCGCGAATCGGTGAACTTGACGACAAGCTGCCCGTGATCGCCGACGCCGTTACCCGCGCAATCCTGGACCGCGCTGGCCTCAACAAGTTCGACGAACTGGCTAAAACCATTGTGACGGAGCTACTTTCGCGCTTGCGCGGTCTCCCGTCCATCCCCTTCAAGTCCCTCTTCCCCAACTTAGGAGACCCTGATGGCCGCACGCCTTGAGATCCGCTTCAACGACCGCGTCATCTACTTGCAGGATGTCGACGAATACACCATTGACCTCACCGCAGAGGGCACAGTGACGCTGGCCGCCGTCGAGTCCGGGCGTCGTGCCGCCCCCGCCGTCCCGACCGGCACCGTCATGGACGGCGTCAGCCTCGACGGCGTGCCGCCGGAGTCGTTGATCGTCGCGCCGGACGCCCACCTCAGCGATGCCACCAATCAGGACCCCGAGGTGCTGGAGACCGTGCACACCGGCGAGGCGTACACGACCGGCGGCGAGGACGGGACCACAGCCGACACCGGTAAGGGCGCCAAGGGCAAGTGAGCGCTCTGCCAGAGTCGTTCACGGTCAGCTACGACACCTGGGCAGGTGTCACCGACCGCCAGACCGACCCGGACAACGAGCCGGACATCCGACCCGTCACCGGCACCATCCTGTTCCGGTACCGGGTGCCGTCCGGCTGGGCGTTCCGCGCCGCCGAGTACGACCCACGCCCCACCGACTTCGCGCTCGACACCTTCACCGCCCGTCTCGACGAGGGCCGGTTGAAGCAGCTGGATGGCACGGTCAACGTCAAGCTCATCGCCAACACCCCGCTCCTGGCGTGGGATCAACCGCTGTACATCGACATCAGCTTCTCCAACATCGTGTTCAACCGCGGTGACCGGTCATGGCGGAATTTCGCCATCGTCGCCCCCACCGCCGGTGGTGGGACGGTCAACCTGACGACGGTGCAGCGGTATCCGTTCCTCACGCCGCAGCAGTACGAGGGCTGGTTCCAGAACCACCCGGCGCCCGTCTGATGCGCGCCGGTGTCGTAGTCGCACGCAGCCGTGAGGACGGCGAGCGGCTGGCCGACCTACTGGACCTGACCGGCTGGCAGATCATCACACCGGGGCAGTCGCGTAAGGGGCGCCGCTGCAAGCCCGTGGTGATCACCACCGACCCCGACCTCTTCACCCCGGACGTCGTGGACACCGTCGCAGGCATGGCGTACCCGGCGTCCCAGCCGCTGACCTTCTACACCCTGCTCCTCACACTGCCCACTCCCGCCGCACCGGCACCGCGCGCCCCAGAGGTGTGCGGGCACTGCGGCCAGCAGCTCGGCGGCAAATGCCCCGGTTGCCACCGACGCCAGCACGACCACACCAAGAAGAAGTGCTACCTGTGCTGACCCAGCCCGCCCTCCACGACCCGCTGTTGCGAGCAGTGATCGACGAGGCAGGTCTGACCATGACCTGCAACCTATGGCTCCAAGGAGACCCAGCCATGTTCCACAGCACCCCCGCCAGTCACGTCGACATCGAGCACCGGTTCAACTACCACCGACCCGATGTCGACCAGGTCACCCGACACGAGAGCATCCGTGGGAAGTGCCGGGACCTGGCGCACGATCTCGACTCGATCCTCCCGCCGGGCCGCGAGAAGTCCCTCGCGTTGACCAAGGTGGAGGAAGTCCTGATGTGGGGCAACGCCGCCATCGCCCGCGAGGTCTCGCGGGAGCCGCTCGCCAACGCCCACCAGCCCGTCATCCAGGACATCCAGGACCACCACGCGTGACCACCGCGGAGCAGGTCCACCAGGATGCCGTCGGTGGCCCGAGGGTCACCGTGGTCACCGTCAGCGGCGACCGCCAGCACGGCAAGACGCACATCCTGCTCGACCTCGTTGCCGGTGAGCTTCGGCGCGGCCGGTTGGTGCTGTACGAGACGTCGGATTGGCCCGTGGCACAGGAACACCACCGCAACCTCGTCAATGCCCATCTCATGCCAGGCATCGACAATCTGGAGCGGGTCTGCCGCAGTGCCAACGATTTGTCCATCCGGCACCGCTCCGGCGGCCGGGTCCAGTTCCTGTCTATCGGCCGGAGCCGCAGCGGCGCGCACTACCGGGCCGACACGTACGTGTTCGACGACGTCCCGGTACCGCGGGAGCTGCTGTACGGCCCGCCCGCACGCATATATCACGCGCCCCGCGCCGATGATCGGCCGTTCTGGTGAGCAACCAGCGCACCATCCGCGCCGTCATCCCGGTCCTTCCCGACATGGACATGGACCAGGTGCTCTGGCACACCCGCGAGTCGATTGAGACCACCGCGGCGGCCGACGGCCTCACCGTTGTCGCGGTCACGTCGGCCGTAATACCGGTCGACGCCCTGCCGAAGGACCCGAACACCGGTGTACCGCTCGCAGCCGCCAACCTTGACCGGCCACTCGCCGAGTACACGTTCTGCGAGTTTGTAGCGACCGTGGAGCGACCAGAGGCTGACACCAGTAACCCCCCATGCGGCTACTGCGGACACCCCTCCCACGCCGACGGCAAGTGCGAGCACCCGGCACCCGACTGGCTCGGCGGCCCAGACGCCCTGTGCACCAGCTGCCCCGGTGACGCCGACGTCCGCGGCCATAAACCCGTGGGTCTCCACTGATGACCGGCCAGCGCGTAGGCGTCGTGATCGACGGCGTTGTGTACATCGACCACGTGAGTGGCAAGAAATATTCAGGGGTCCACGTCACTGACGGACTTACACCTGATTTAGAACCACCCGCCTGCCCGTCGCGCCGGTCACCGGACCCACTCGCCCGTGCCCTCGCGCTCATCACCGACGCTCACGACACGGTCCGCTATCTGACCGCGCCCCACTGGAAGCGGCCACTGCTGCGCATGCTCACCAAATACAAGCATTGCCGCGGTCGAGCACTCCGGCTCCTACGACCTGGGCGTTCCTAGTGAAGGAGCAGGTCAACCAGTCGAGCGGTTCCGTCATCCGTCTGGACGACCACCGCACCCCGCCTACCTCTAACCACCGCTGCATCAAGTGCGGTAGTGAGTGGTTCCGGCTGGACGGCACCCTGGCCGGACCCGGCGCACCCGCCCACGGCGCCGTGGTCCTGGCCGCGGACGACCGCATCCGCATCACCGGCTACTGCGGCACACCCCGCTGCCTGGAGTGCGGCCACCTGGTGGCGGTCTAGTGCTGTACGTGGTGACTGGCCCGCCTGCCGCAGGCAAGTCCACGTGGGTACAGGCCAACGCCCAGCCCGGCGACATCACCATCGACTACGACGCCATCGCCAACGTCCTCACCCCGCCCCACGGTGACCCCCACACCCACCCCGAGCACGTGAAGGCCGTAACGAAGGCAGCCCGGCAGGCAGCCATAGACGCCGCCGTCCTACTGATCGCCACCACCGACGTGTACGTCATCCACTCCACCCCCAGCGACGCCCTGCTCACCAAGTACCGGGCACTGGGCGCAGAGGTCGTAACCATCAACCCAGGCAAGGACGTAGTACTCGCCCGCGCCCAGCAGCAGCGGCCCCACAACATCCAGCAGGCAGCACGCCATTGGTACGAGACCCACGACGAAGCGCCCACCACACCCGTGGACCCCGCCGACGTACCCGGACTGGACGCAGACGGACGCCCACGCTCCCGCGCCTACCGCAAGCTCGTCGCCGACTTCCGCACAGCCTGCGCCCACCACACCAACGACGACGGCACCACCGGCGCACCCTGCTGGATCTGCCACCGCCCCATCGACTACACCATCACCGACCCCTACCACCCCGACGTCTTTAACGCCGACCACGCCGCACCCGTCAAGGAACGCCCGGAGCTGGCCATGGACATCAACAACCTCCGGCCCTCCCACCGCGACTGCAACCTCAAACGCGGCACCGACGACGCCCACATCGACATCGGTTTGCCCTCAGAGCAGTGGTGACGCTGAAACGCCCTGTACGCCCCCGTGCCACAGAGGGCCGATGACACCCGACACCCCACAAACGGCCGTCTCAGGGCCAATCAGAGGGGTAAGGGGCCTCCGAAACTTCAAACGCCTAGCCGAGGCCCATGCCGCCCGGCTTGTGTCCTCCCCCCCCGACGAAAGTTGACGGAATCCACATGGCCATGACCCCCGAGGACCTGGTCGTCCGAGTGTTTGCTGTAACCGACCTGAGGACTTTCGCCGGCAATCCGCGCCGGGGCCAGGTCGACGCCATCGTCCAGTCGCTGGCCCGTCATGGCCAGTACCGGCCGATTGTCGTCAACGCGGGCACTAAGACCGGTCGCCCGATGGAGGTGCTGGCGGGCAACCATACCCTTCTGGCGGCCCGCAAGCTGGGCTGGGACACCATCAGCGCCACGTTGCTGGACGTGTCCGAGCAGCAGGCCAAGGCCATCGTCGCGGCCGACAACCGTTTGTCCGACCTGGGTGACTACGACACCGCCGAACTGCTGGCGCTCCTGGAGGGCCTGGACGAGCTGGACGGCACCGGTTACACGGCGGCCGACCTGGAGGAGCTGGCGGCCGAGCTGACCGTGCCAGACGGAGACGGTGCGGTGTCCGATGCCAAGAGCACGCTGGCGTCCCGGTTCGGGGTTCCACCGTTCACGGTGCTCGATGCCAAGCAGGGCGCCTGGAAGCAACGGGTTAAGGCGTGGAAGGCGCTCGGGATCGCCTCGGCGTCCGGCCGCTCGGTCGATACAGAAGGTGGGTCGGATGCCCGTGCCGCAACGGGCATCATGGCGTTCAAGGCGCCTCAGTCGATCTACGCCAACTGGTACGAGATCAAGAACGCCGCTGAGAAGAAGATCGGCCGGACGTTGACCACCGCCGAGATCATGGAGCGCTACGGCGACGAGCTGAAGTTCTACGCCGAGGGCGGCGCCATCTCGGTATTCGACCCGGTGCTCGCCGAGCTGCTGGTGTCGTGGTTCTCACCGGTGGAGGCCGACGTCATCGACCCGTGGTCCGGCGGCTCGGTCCGGGGTGTCGTATCGGCCGCACTCGGCCGCAGGTACACCGGCATCGACCTGTCCGGTGACCAGCTGGCGGTGAACGGGGAACAGTGGGCGGTGGTGGAGCCGCGACTCCCGCAGATGGCCACGACCGTCACGGCACCGCGGTGGATTCAGGGCGACTCTCGCGATGTTCTCCAGACCCTGGATGACGAGTCGTTCGACATGATGATCGGCTGCCCGCCCTATTACGACCTGGAGCAGTACTCCAAGGACCCGGCCGACCTGTCGGCCATGTCCACGGACGAGTTCGATGCCGCCTTCATCGAGACTATCGCCGAGGTGGCCCGGGTGCTGCGGCCCGACTCGTTCGCGGCACTCGTGGTTGGGTCAGCCCGCGACAAGCGCGGGGACCTACGCGATATGCGATCCCTGGTTTGGCGCGCGGCCGAGGCCACCGGAATGAAGCTCGCCAACGACGCCGTACTTCTGACCGCCATCGGGTCCAACGCCGCCCGCGCGGCACGCCCCTTCTCCAAAGGTCGCGCACTGGGCCGGGTGCACCAGGACATCTTGGTGCTGGTGAAGGGCGACCGGATACGGGCTGCACGCCGTTGCGGGGAGGAAGTCACCTTGATCGCGGAACCCGAGCTGGACGAGGACGGTGAGGATTGATGCGCGCTGCCGAGCGCCTGGAGCGGGATATGAAGGCGGTGCGGCTGTTCATCGCCGGTAAGTCCTTCCGTGCCATCCAGGAGGCGTGCGGCTACAACACCCTGGCCGCCTGCCACAAGGCGGTACGCCGCGAGATGGCGAAGTCAGAGCGGCGCGACCTGCTCCGCGACAAGGCTTTCGACGTCTACCTGGAGCGGCTGGAGGCGTTGTGGGCCGCCCACTACCCGCGGGCGGTCGCCGGGGACACCCGATCTGCTGAACACTGCCGCCGCGTCGCTCAGCAGGAGGCCCGGCTATTCGGGCTTGAGCCAGCGGCCGGGAGCCGGGTTGGCGGAGACCCGCCGGACCCGGACGGAAACGAAGACGACGAGAGCACCGAGGGCAGTGGCGATGCCACCGGTGACAACGTGAGTGACCTCGACGAGTGGCGTTCTCGACAGAACGCTTAGGGGACACACGGTCCCCAGGCTGTTCACGCCACCCCTAGCTGATCACTGCGACCCCGACCTACCCGAGACCTGCGAATGCGGGTGTGGTCTAAACCCCGCTACCTCGTGGGGCTTTGGCTGCATCGACTTTCTCGAAAACGTCGTCAACTGGGAACTTCTGCCGTACCAGAAGTGGCTTTACATCCATGCCCTGGAGAAGGGCGCCAACGGAACCGGATTCAGGTTCCGCACCGTCTGCATATTGATCGCCCGCCAGAACGGCAAAACCCAGTGGCTGCGCGGCCTCGGCCTCTGGCGCCTGTACCTCAACAAGACCGGCCGCCCGATGGTCGGGAAGCCACCGGCGGCGAAGACGGTCCTGATCGCCGCGCAGGGTCTGGAGTACGCCGAGGCGACGCTGGGCGAAGTCGTCATCAACGTCGACGAATGCCCAGCCCTCAAGCGGGAATTCGTCAAGCACGTACAGACGAACGGCAAGCACCGCATGCTGCTGACTGGCCGCCGGTCATGGCGCGCGGTCGCCGCAAACCGCAAGGGTGGCCGTTCCTTCTCCGTCGATCTGGCGCAGCTGGACGAGCTGCGCGAGCACCACGACTGGCTGGCCTGGGATGCCATCGTCCCGACCACTACTGCCCGGCCGAACAGCCAAGTTGTCTGCGCATCCAACGCCGGTGACAAGCGGTCCATGGTGCTTCGTTCTGTCCGGCAGGGCTGCCTAGAAGACATCTACCGGCGGGACACCGACGGCACCAGCACCGGCCTATTCGAGTGGTCGGCACCGGACGACGCCGAGCCGAGCAACCGGTCGGTGTGGCCCATGGCCAACCCCGCCCTCGGCTGGCTGCCGGGCCACGACGAGGAGTCACTGGCCGCCAAGTACGAGGCGAAGCGCGGCGACATCGCCGGATTCAAGACCGAGCACCTATGCCAATGGGTCGACACCTTGTTGCCCGGAATCATCGAGCCCGAGCACTGGGCGGAAACGATGGACCCGGACTCACGCAGGGCTGAGGGGGCGCCTGTGTGGGCTGCCGTAGACGTCAACTTCCAACGCTCCCGCGCATATATCGCCATCGCGGCGCGCCGCGCGGACGGCCTTCTACACGTCGAAGTCGTGAAGGCCGGACGCGGAACCGACTGGATCATCCCATGGTTCACCGACTCCACACGCGCCGGAAAGTTCGTCGCAGTGGCTGTACAGGTCCGCGGTGCGCCAGCCTCCGGGCTGATCGAGGGCATGGAAAAGGCCGAAATCCCAGTGCTGGAGTGGGGCGGCCCGGACCTCGCGAAGGCGTGCGGCGACTTCTACGACGGCCTCGTGCAACGCGGCATCAAGCACCGGCCCCAGGCAGCACTAGACACCGCCGCCGCATCCGCCGCAGCGAAATCACTAGGTGACGCATGGGTATTCGACCGCAAGGGAAGCCCGGTCGACGCCTCTCCGCTGGTTGCCTGCGCCGCGGCGGCGTGGGCCGAATCCAAGGGGATACCGGAGCCAGAACCGGTACCCGTAATCCATGAATGGCCCGACGACGAGGAGATCGCGCGATGGGAACGAGGGGAGTTTGAGTGATCAGGTTTGCCGTAGCAACGCTCGTTGAGCTGCTAGGAATCTTCGCGATTGTCGCTGGCGTGTGGGTAATTTACCCCCCAGCAGGGTTAATTGTCACCGGAATAGGTTGTGTAGCAATAGGTTTAGCGATAGACCCGCCTCCTAGCCGTGAGCGGCGGACTGAGCAGTGAGCTTCCTGTCCCGCATCTTCACCGGCGCACCCGCGGTGGAGGAGCGGGCCATCACCAGCTCGTCGTTTGTGCCTACCCCGGCCGAGGACGCCGCGATGAACGGCATGTACGGGTACGGGTCCATGACGCCGACGGGCACCCGCGAGATGCAGGTCGCCGCCTTCTCTGCCTGCGTAACGCTTCTCGCCGACACCATCGCCGCGCTGCCGCTTGTCGCGTACCGGCGTCAGGGCAAGACCAAGGTGGCCCTCGATCCCCAGCCCGTCATCGTCCAACAGCCTTACGTAGAAAACACGATCTTCGACTGGGTCTGGATGCTGGTTGAAGCGCTGGCTGTAACTGGAAACGGGTACGGCTACATAACATCCCGCGGACCCGACGACCGGCCGCGCGGCATCATGCCCGTCCATCCCGACTGCATCACAGTGGAGATGCCCGACAAGGACCGGTGGCCCAACCCCAACTATTACGTTGAGGGCAGCAAGGTCGACCGCTCCGACATCCTCCACATTAAGCGATACCCCATCGCCGGAGCGGCACTCGGACTGTCCCCCGTACAACGCGCAGCAGCAGCCGTCGGCATCGCCCTTGCCGCAGAACGATACGGCCTCAACTACTTCCGCGACTCAGCCAACCCCAGCTCCGTCCTTGAAACAGACCTCGTCCTAGACGCCACCGCAACCAAGAATCTGCAACAGCAATGGATCGCCAGCCATGGCGGCCGTCGCCGCCCCGCGATCTTGTCCGGCGGGGTGAAGTGGCGTCCAATCGCCATATCGCCCAACGAGTCCCAGTTCCTGGAGACGCGTAAGTACCAGCGCGGCGAGATCGCCATGTTGTTCCGTATCCCGCCCCACATGATCGGCGACACCGAGAAGACGACCTCATGGGGTACTGGCATCGAGCAGCAGTCCACCGGCTTCGTCCGGTACACCCTGCGCCCCTGGCTCACCTGCATTGAGCAGCAACTGTCCGCACTGCTTCCGCGCGGCGTTTTCGTGAAGTTCGACGTCAACGACTTGCTCCGCGGCGACATCAAGTCCCTATGGACGTCCTACAAGGCCGGTCGCGACGCCGGTGTCTACAGCGTCAACGACATCCGCGAACGCGAGGACATGGAACCCGTGGAGGGCGGCGACATCCGGCTGCAACCCACCAACATGGCGCCCCTGGGCTGGACGCCCCCGGACTCACCCGGGGCGTCCGAGGTGGAGCCAGAACCAGAGGACGACGAGACCCCCGAAGAAGAACCGGCCGACGAGGACGACGAGGACGAAGAAGGCACGGGACAGGAGGACCAATGACCACCAACACCATTCGCGCCGACCGCGACAACCGCAAGGACGTCTGGGAGCACCGCCGGACATCCTCGTTCGAAGTCCGCGAGGACAGCGACACCATCACCCTCACCGGGTACGCGTCGACGTTCGAGCCGTACGAGATGTACGGCGGCCCCGACGCTGGCGGCTGGATCGAGCAGCTAGACAAGGCTGCCTTCACCAACACCCTCCGTGAGAAGCCGGACCTCCACCTGCTGATCAACCACGAGGGTATGCCGCTTGCGCGCACCAAGTCCGACACCCTCCAGCTGAGCGTCGACCGGCACGGCCTCAAGGTCACAGCTCAGCTCGACCGGTCCGACCCCGACGTACAACGGCTGGAGCCGAAGATGCGCCGCAAGGACATGGACGAGATGTCCTTCGCGTTCCGCGTGAAGGGCCAGAAGTGGGAGTGCACCGAGGAATTCCCGGAGGACAACTACGCCCTGCGCACCATCACTGAGGTTTCGCTGCACAAGGGAGATGTGTCCGTGGTCAACTTCGGCGCCAACCCCACCACCAGCGCCGAACTCAAGTCAGTCGATCAGGCCCTCGCGTTCCTGGCCGACTGCGACCCCGGCGCGCTCGCTGAAATCCGATCTGACGGGGAACTTCTCCGCCGAGCACGCGCTGTCCTGAACTCCCTGGGCAGCATCGACAAGGTTGCCTCGGTACAGGCAGCCCATGACACTGCCCGCCAGGCCGCAGACGCCGCGGCTGCCGCAGCCCAGCTCATGCAATCTCGGTCCGAGAACGACGTCCCCAAGGGCATGTCGCTACGAGAAGCCATGGCGCGCCAGGGCTTTGCGTCTGAGGACGGCTCTGTGCTGTCCCTCAGCGACGCGCTTGCAGTCGTCGACCAGTAACACCCGGCGCCGGTAGGCGCCCCACAAATTCCACCCGACGCACCAACCACAAGGCCCCCGACACCCTCGGGGGCCTTTTTCGTGCGCCGGGTCGAACGGCCTGCCCCCGCTCGGGGCCGCCGGTGCCCCGCTCGGGCCGCCCCCATTGCAAATCCAAACGCCCACACGGGCATCCACGAAAGGAACGAACCTCCATGGAGGAGCGTCTCAAGCGGCTCATGGAGCTGCGCGCCAAGGCCGAGGCCGAGCTGGAAACCCTGCTCGCGAAGCGCACGGCCATCACCGACATCGTCAAGGAAGAGGCCCGCCAGGACCTCACCCCTGAGGAAGACGTCGAATTCCGCGCCAAGTCCGCCGAGATCAAGGCCAAGCAGGGCGAGATCGCGGGCTACAACGAGCGCATCCAGGAGCTGTCCGACGAAATCGAGCGGTCCGGGAAGCTGAACGACGAGGCCGCCAAGGTCCGTCGCGCACAGTCCCGGGTCGAGTCGGTCAAGGAAGCAGCCGCCTACGCCAAGGGCAACGGCCGGTCCTACCTCCAGGACCTCATGCGGGTCCAGCGGAACATGGACGACAACGGCAAGAGCCTGGAACGGCTCCAGCGTCACGCCCAGGACGTCGCCAACGACTCCGAGTACCGCGACCTGGACCGCACCGACGGCAACGGCGGCTACTTCGTGCCCCCGGCCTGGCTGGTCAACCAGTACGTGCCCCTGGCGCGCGCTGGCCGCGCCTACGCCAACCTGGTCACCGCGCAGCCGCTGCCGTCCGGCACCGACAGCATCAACATCCCCAAGGTCACTGCGGGGACCGCTACTGCTGTCCAGACCGCCGACAACGCGGCCGTCACCGAGCAGGACCTCGACGACAACTTCATCGAGGCCAAGGTGCGGACCGTCGCCGGTCAGCAGGACGTCGCCATCCAGCTCCTGGACCAGTCGCCCGTCAACTTCGACGAGGTCGTCTTCCAGGATCTGATCGCGGACTTCGGCACCAAACTGGACCTCCAGGTCCTCGGAGGTTCCGGCAGCAGCGGCCAGGTACTGGGTGTTCACGGCACCCCGGGCATCGGCACCATCGCTATCACCGCGCTGACCGTGGCCTCGTTCTACGCGGCCATCGCCGACGCCATCCAGCGGGTCCACACCAGCCGGTTCCTGCCCCCGACGCACATCGTGATGCACCCCCGCCGTTGGGGCTGGCTCACCGCGTCGCTGGACGGCGATCAGCGTCCGCTCGTTCTGCCCGCGGCCAACGCGCCGCAGAACGCCGTGGCCACCCTGGACGCCGTTGCGTCTCAGCAGGTGGTCGGCCAGCTCCAGGGCCTGCCCGTGGTGACCGACCCCAACATCGGCACCGCATACGGCACCGGCACCAACGAGGACGTTGTCTACGTGCAGCGCTCCTCGGACCTGCTGCTGTTCGAGTCGGGTATCCGTACCCGCACCCTGCCGGAGCCGGGCGCGAAGAACCTGACGGTGTGCCTCCAGGTGTACGGCTACCTGGCCTTCACCGCCGGGCGCTACCCGCAGTCCGTGGTCGAGATCGGCGGACTGACCCCGCCCGCTTTCTGACCCACCGCTAGGCCACCCACCGCCCCGTAACCCCGGGGCGGTGGGTGCGCCCAGCACCACGACACGACAACAGAGGAGCTGAAATCCCATGGCACTAAAGAAGCGCGACGCCGTCGCCGACACCGTCGCCGCACTGGAGACCAAGCGCGAGCTGCTGGCGTCCCTCGGCGAAGACACCTCCGCCATCGACGCGAAGCTCGCCGAGTGGCGCGCAGACATTGACCCGGTCGAGCCCGCCCCGCCGGTCGAGAACAAGGCCGCCGTCGCGGCGCCGGAGAAGGCAACCCCGCCCGCATCCGAGAACGCCTCCGCCAAGCCCGCCAAGGCTGCTCCGGCCAAAACCCCCGCCAAGGCGGAACCCGCACCGGCACAGGCGAAGACCGAGGAGACCAAGGCCGCTCATGGCGGACCTGGTAACGACAACTGACCTCGGCAAGTTCGAGGCCGGTGACCCGCAGTGGTTCCTAGACACCGCCGAATCGGCGGTGCGGGACTACTGCGACTGGCACATCGCACCGTCGCGGCGCGAGGTCGACCGGCGATGCGAGATAGGGGAGCGCGGCATCATCATGCTGCACTCCCTTCATGTCACCGATGTCGAGTCCGTGAAGGTCGACGGCCAGGTGCTCGAACCAGACGAATACGACTGGGACGAAGCGGGATTCATCACCCGAACCCGCACCACCTGGCCGCGCGGCCGGTACTGGCCAGTGTTCGGACTGCCGTCCCCCCGCTACGCCGAGGTCACTTTCACCCACGGCTACCCGGAGGTACCGCTGGCCGTGAAGGCGGTGATCCTGGAGCTGGCGTCCAGCGGCATCGAGCTGCCGTCCTCGGTAGCCACCGAGGCCACCGGCGGCCCGTTCCGCATCAAATTCAAGGGCACTGCGGGCCTGTCGCTCAACAACGACCACCGCTCCCGGCTGGCGGACTACCGCATCCAGGCCATCGCGTGAGCATCATCCCCGAGCCCTACGACATCGCGCACTACCCGTACAGCGCGACAACAGGGAAGAACGCGCACGGCAACACCATTGGTGGCGTGGCGCAGACCCCGACAACCCGGCGGGCAATGGCGTTCTACCCCCGCGGTGAACGCGCCGCCGACAGAGTCGAGCCGGTAGCACCGGAGTACGTGGCCCGGCACATCGCCGAGTTGACGATGCTGGTGAAGGACCCAACCGTCTACAAAACCCAGGACCAGGTCGACATCCACGGCGCCCGCTTCGATGTCGTCGGTATGGGCGCTGACGGTGACTGGCGCAACGGGCCATGGCGGAAGTACTCGCGGATGTTCGGCGGGGAAATTTCTCTCAAGCGGGTCGGCTAGTGGCCGTACGCATCAAGTACAACATGGCAGGGTTCCGCAAGATCCGACACGCATACGGGGAGTACGTCGAACAGATCGCGCGCCAGGCGGCCGAGGGCCTGCCGGACGGCTACGTGATTGTCGTGCAACGTGATCCAAACACGCAGCGTCCACGTATCTTCATCGTCGCCGCATCCTATGCAGCCCGCCGCGACGACGCCGCCAACTCGCGGCTCCTCAAACTGATCGCTGGATTACGGGGCCGCTGATGCCCGCCCTGTATCCGGCCATGCTGCCCGCCGACATGGTGGCCCTTGCCGTCACGTACCTGACACCCCAACCCGCCCTGACGGTTCCAGTTGGCTCCAAACTGCCGCCTACCCGCGCCGACACCACGCTGCCCGACGGATTCCTGCGAGTCGAGTTCGGCGGCGGCTCCCGAGCCAACCTCCTCGAATGGGACCTCGATCTCATCCTGTTCGGCTATCACCCCGATGAGGTTGAAGCGTCGACTATTTCGCGGACCGCGACAGCACTCATGGACGCCGCGACCGGCCTCACCATCGATACCTGGTACGTCGTCTGGGCGCGCGCCACGAGCCTGACGCACGAGTCGAAGGACCCGAACGTGGCGACACCCCGGTACCGGTCGATGGTCACCTGGCGCGTCCAGGGCCAGCCCATCGGCTCACCCATCACCCCATAACTCACCGCCCCCGCGCGGGAGATCAGGCCGTCCCGTCCGGGGCGGCCTTTCGCATATCACGAGAGGAAAGCCCCGCATGGCTCTCAACAATGTGCTGGAGCTGGCCGCCCCGTCCCCGCGGGTCACCGGCGGCGTCCTGCGTGCACCGGTCGGCACGACCCTGCCGACTACCGCTGTCGGCGCCCCCGCCGTGGCCTTCAACAACCTTGGCCACGTCGGTAAGGACGGCCTGGAACGCACAGAGGACCGGTCGAACCAGGAAGAGTACAACTGGGGTGGCGACCTAGTCGCGGTGCTCCAGGAAAAGTACGGCCTGGAAATCAAGTTCAAGCTGCTCCAGGTCATGAACGCCGACGTGCAGAAGGCCGTGCACGGTGCATCCAACGTCACCGTCACCCCCGCCAGCACCACGTCCGGCACGGAGATCAAGGCCGAACTGAACGCCAAGCTCCTGGACACGGGCGCATGGATTTTCGACGGCTTCTACAACCTGATCTCCATGCGCCTGGTCATCCCGATCGGTCGTATCACCGCCGTCGCGCCCATCAAGTGGACGCACTCCGAGCTGGCGGCCTACGAGTGCACGCTCAAGCCGTTCCCCGACGCCGAGGGTAACCACGGCTACCAGTACTGGAACGACGGCGTGGTGACGATTTGAGCACCACCACCGCGCGCAAGGCATCGCCCCGCAAGCCGGGTGCGAAGAAGGCAACCGCACCAGCGGCAGCCGACGCACCGGTGGACGAGACGAAGGAGGCCCCCGCTCCGGCGGGGGCACCTTCTCCGTACCCCGACGGAACGGCCCTGTTCGAATTCACGACCAGCAGCGGGTATGTCGTCCAGTTTCCGAAGTACTCGGAGATCACGCCACCTACCCGCCAATTCTGGTGGGCGCTATACCAACTGGACGAGACCTTCCAGGCGTTCGAGTGGATGGACTGGGCAGGAGTGCCCAAGGAAATCCAGCTCCGCGTCGTCGGCCTCGACGATGACGAGTACAAGGCTGTCTTCGACGCCTGGTTCGCCGACTCGAAACTGACCGCGGGGGAATAGGTGCGCTCACCCGGGCCATCGGCCAGCACTGGCACGCGGTCGAGCGCGACCTGATATCGCTAGACAAGGACTCCGATTTCGACGACCGGCGGCTGCCTGTTGCCAAGCTCGGGTCCATTGTGCTGGCCGCACCCCCCGGCACCGCGGTCTACCACGCCATCCACGGCGGGTGGACCCGGGAGTCTCACCTGCTAGCTGCCCAGATGGAGCAGCACGCGGGCCTGGTCACCATGCCCCAGCGCATTGCCCGTGAGGGCGTAGACCCGAACACCCCTGTGCCGCAGCCTGAGCGGCCGGTGGGACCACCACCGCCAGGGCTACTCGCCTGCGACGAGATGCCGCTTGAGGAATTCGAGCGGCTACGCGCTGCCAACTACGCGCTGGGCGAGTCGCCCGGTCGCGTCATCGGAATGAAGAAAGGAGTAACCGGTTGAGTCCAGCAGTCGCCGCCGTTGAACTGGCGCAAGTATGGGTGCCACTCATGCCCGAGGCGTCCGGCCTCGCCGCGGGCGTCGAACGCATCGGCCGCGACGCGGAACGCCGCTTCGGGCGTGCCACCCGCACCATGGGCGCCGACATGGCCCGCAACCTTGCCGCCAGCGGCAAGTCGGCAGTCGACGCACTCCGCCAGGTCGAACGTGCGGAGAAGGCACTCGCGACTGCGAAGAAGGCAGACGCGGACGCCACCGGCCGCCTCTCCGTCGCACAGACACGACTCAACGAACTCAACGAGAAGGCTAGGGCCACAGCCACTCAGCGGGCCGCCGCTGAGGAAGGAGTGGCGCGGGCGCGGCGCGCGCAGGAGCTGTCGACACAGAATCTGACCCGCGCCACCCGGGACCTGGAGCGTGCGCAGAAGGCGCAGTCACAGGCGTCCGGTCAGGTCAAGATGCCGTTCGGTGCCGGGCTGATTATGCGGGCCGAGGCGTATGGGTCGGACTCCGGCGCTCGCTTCGCGCAGGGATTCCAGCGCGCCCTCAACGCCGGTGCCGCACTGGCCGCAGGTGGAGGGTTCATTGCCGCCGTCAAAAGTGTTGTAGACACGGGACTTTCGTTCGACTCGGCGCTCAACACCATGCAGGGCGTCACCCGCGCCCTACCTGAACAGATGGCCGCCGTATCGCGGCGCGCCCGCGAGCTGGGCGCCGACACCCAGCTCGCCGGGGTATCGGCCTCCGACGCAGCCCAGGCGATGACCGAACTCGCCAAGGGCGGATTCGACGTCGACCAGTCCATGTCAGCGGCCCGCGGCACCCTGCAATTGGCCACCGCTGCACAGGTATCCGCAGCAGAGGCGGCCAAGATTCAGGCCAACGCCCTCCACGCCTTCGGAATGGACGCCAACCAGGCGGCCAATATGGCCGACATGTTGGCGAACGTCGCCAACGCATCCACCGGCGACATCAGCGACTTCGCCCTCGGCCTCCAGCAGGCCGGTGCCGTCGCCCACGGCTTCGGCCTGACCGCCCAGGACACCATCACTGCCCTCGGACTTCTGGCCAACGCCGGTATCCGCGGCTCCGATGCAGGCACCCTCATCAAGACCTCGCTCCAGGCCATCACTGACCAGGGCAACCCCGCACAGGGCGCCATCGAAAGCCTGGGCCTGACCCTGTACGACACCACCGGCAAGTTCGTCGGCTACCGCTCCATGCTGGAACAGGTTGCCGCAGCGTCAAAGAGGATGACCGAAGAGGAGTTCCAGGCCGACACCAACATCCTATTCGGCTCCGACGCCATGCGTGCGGCCATGGTCGCAGCGGGTGGCGGCGTCCAGATGTTCGACGAGATGTTCCGGGCCGTCGGCCGCGCCGGTGGTGCCAGCGAGATGGCCGCCGCCCAGATGCAGGGCCTACCAGGGGTGGTCGAAGGGCTAAAGAACACCGCCGAGAGCGCGAAACTTGCTCTTTACGATCTTGTTTCGCCGTCCTTGCAGTCAGCCGGTCGGGGGATGACCGGCTGGCTGGACAAGGCGGCCGACGCGATGCGTGACCTCAGGACCGGCGGTGGAGGCAGCGGTACCGCGGTCGACCAGATCCGGCAGGGCTGGCGCGACATTTCCAGCGCTGCCAAGGACCTGGCACCCTCTCTCGCTGCTGCGTCCAAGGCCATCGCAATGGGCGCCGGAGCAACTGCCGTAGCAGGCTGGCGTGCACTAGGTTTCGCCATGCAGGCGTTGGAGCCGCCGCTGAAACTTGTAGCCGACATCCTCGGCAACAACCAATGGCTCACCACCGGTCTCGTCGCAGTCCTCACCGCCCTGTACCTCAAGTCCAAGCTGACCGGCCCTGCTCTACAGGTTGCCGCCAAGGCCACCCAGGCATGGGGCACCGCCTTCGCTGGATGGCGTACCCCCGCTGCGCAGGCACAGCAGGCCATTGAGAACGCGACACGAGCTGCTGGCGAATCGACACGCGCACAACGCGGATGGGTCACGCAGATGCGGGACAGCTATAACCAGGCTGCCGACCGGTCCCTGTTCTTCTCCCGCACCGCAGGAACCGCCGGGGCAGCCATGACCGGCATGAAGCTCGCCGGGTCCGGGGTCCTGTCCATGCTCGGCGGCCCGTGGGGTGTTGCCGCCGCCGGTGTCGGCATCGCTATGGGCATGATTGCCGACGCCCACCAGAAGGCCGCGCAGAAGGCGCAGGAGCAGAAGCAGGCCGAGGAGGAATTGCGCGCCACCCTGGACCAGGACACCGGTCGTGTCACCGACGAAACCCGTAGGAAGGCCGCCGAGCGGTTCGGCAAGGAAGACCCCTACAAGACCACCGACATCGGGCGCGCCAAGGGCCTAGGCATCGACCCAAACATGTTGGTAGACGCCGCAACTGGAACAGGAAATGCGCAGGCGTACGACATCATCAAGAAGCTGGCGCTAGACAAGGGTGTGCGGGAGGGCCTGGACAAGGTCTCTATCACCGGATCAGGCGGCACGAAGCTGGACTGGAAGGTCATCCAGCAGCAGTACCAGGCCATGGGGGTGTCATCCGACGAGCTGTACAACGCGCTCCTCAAGGAGGGCAACGGCTGGGACACCGTCAACGAGAAGATTGCAAAGTACCGCACGGCCAACCCCGGTGACCAAAATCTCGTTGGACTGCAACAGATTATCGACGCCATGCCGGACGCTAATGAGTCGCTTATCACGCTAACTCAGAACGTCAACGAGCAGCGACGAGAGACGGACAAGGGCGCACAGTCATTGCGAGACCGTGCAGAAGCCCAGTACGGCTTGTGGAAGGCGACCGAGGAAGGCACCGCCAGGTTTAAGGAACTCGGCGCCGCCATCGTGTCGGTGCCCAACAACAAGTCGATAGACCTCAAGGTCGACCCGGCGAAGTACGACGAGACGAAGAAGAAACTCGAAGAACTCGGGTACACCGTCACGCAGCTGCCCGGCGGAATCGTAAAGGTCACCGCCGCAACCGATGAGGCGCAGAAGCGTTTCAACGACCTGGTGTACAAGGTCAACAACACGACCGCCACCCTTCCCATCGACCTCAAACTGGCCAACTCACTCGGCGCGATCTTGCCGCCCGGATTACAGGGCGTATTCAGCGCAGCCACCCTCGCCGGGCAGGTACCCGGCCGCGCCTCCGGTGGACATGTCGACAGCCGCGGCGTCATCAGCGGCCCAGGGACGGGCACCAGCGACTCCATCCTCGCCCGCGTAATAGGCGGTGGCGCAGGGGGATTCATCAAGGTATCCAACCGGGAATCGATCAACACCGCGCAGTCCACCCGCGACAACATGCCGCTCATCAACGCCATGAACCGCGGCTGGGTACCGTCCGCCAACTTCCTGCGAATCCTCACCGGCATACCCGGATACGCGGGCGGCGGCCCCATCTCAATCGAAGACGCAGCCAACGACATGGCAGGCGCGCCCTACGTACGCGGCGGCCACAGCCCATCCGGCACCGACTGCTCCGGCGCCGCGTCCGTCCTCGTCAACGCCGCCGTCGGCCAGCCCCTGTACGGCGAGCGAATGGCGACCGGTAACGCAGCCGATTGGCTCGCCGCCCGCGGCGCCATCATGGGCCGCGGACCAGCAGGCACCCTCCGGGTCGGATGGAAGAACGGCGGCCCCGGCGGCGGCCACATGGCCGTCACGCTGCCCGACGGCCGCAACGCCGAATCCGGTGGCAGCGTAGGCAAGTTCACCGTCGGCGCGGGCGCCGCAGGCGCCGACGACCCCCAGTTCACCAACCAGGCGTACATCCCCGTCAACGCCATGTACCCCGACGGCTGGCCCAGCGGCGCAGCAGGCGGCGGCTACAGCATGTACGGCTCCGGCAGCGGAGGAGGCGGGGCAGGCGGTTACGGCGGTGGGGGAAGCGGTGGGGGCGGCGCATCCCCCGCACAGCGACGCCAACTGCGCGACGCAGAGCAGAAGGTCCAGGACAAGCAGTTCGACATCGAACAGGCACAACGGAAGCTCGACGAACTACAGAGCAAGAAGAACGTGAAGCCGTCCGAGCAGGCAGCCGCCGAGGAGCGGCTATCCCGGGCGCAGCGCGAGCACAAGGACGCGCTGGACGACCTGGCCACGAAGCAAGAACAAGTCAACGACGCCGACGCCCGGGGCCGCGGCGGACGCAACGGCCAGCAGCCGGGCAGCGGTCCCGATGGTAAGAGCTTCGCCAAGGACATGATGTCCGGCGCCATGGAGATGCTCGGCCTCGACGGCTCCATCTTCTCCAACCCCATGGAGTGGGGCATCTTCAAGCTGTTCACCGGAGGCGCAAACGCCATCGGCGGAATGCTCAAGAACGCATTCGGCGGACCGCAGCAACAGCAGCAAAACCCCTTGGGTACTCAGGCCCTGCGCAACAACCGCCATGGCCCAGGCGGCGCCCCCGGCCCCGGCAACGGAGGCCTTGGAGAGTTCGACTTCGGCGACGGCGGCATGGGCGTGGTCGGCGACGCACTCCAGGCAGCGCTCCCACAGGTCGGCGACTTCCTGCCCAACAGCCAGAACCCGGGCGGGAACAACTACACGACCAACCAGAACAGCAACAACAGCAACGCCACCGGTGCCGCGTTCTACGGCCCCGTCACCATCAACGACCCAGGAGGCCTGGTGAAGCCGCCCGACCGGATGAACACCCGGATGACGGGACTGCCTCGGCCGTGAGGTACATCCGGCAGTCCGAGATCCCCGCCTACGACCAATGGGACAAGCTGCCGAAGGCCCTCCAGGGGCTCGACACCCGGATCGTCCACATCTCACCGGACGGCGACTTCACCGACATGTACGGCGGCATCAACGCCGGACGTCAGGGCGTGCAGCTGTCCGAAGACATTGAGGGCGAGCACCACTGGCCTTTCGAGCTACTGCTAACCGAAGGCGCCTACGAGCTTGGGGCCACCGTCGAACGCGCCAACATCCTCAAACGAGAAATCAACTTCACCGTCTCCATCGGCGGTAAAGGAGTGCCGTTCAACAACTTCCAGTACCGAATGGCTGAGGACCGGTGGTTCCGCGGCCAGGACGAGAACCGTGACGGATGGCTCGGCATCTACACCCGCTTCTCCGGCTGGCGTTGGATCAGGGTCCGGCCCGCCCAGACCGTAGGGGGCAGCCAGAAGCGCGACCCCGTCGCCTTCGGAAACAACTTCGCCAAGTGGCCGATGAAGTGGCTGGCGCAGAAGCCCTACTACAGCAAGCCATCCATCTGGGCGACGTGGCAGAACAACCCCGCCACCGCAGCACAATTCGGTGGCGACGGCGAAGGCATCATCGTGCTGCCCAACCGCGGCGACCTGGAGTCCTACACCCAATTCATAGTCCCGCCCGGCCGGTGCTGGGTTGAGGACGGCGACAGCGGACGCATGGTCGAGCTACCCCTCATAGCCCCTTCCGACGGATACGTCCTCGTCGACACCGACCCCAAGGAGCGGACACTCACCGCATCCAACGACCCGGTCGACAACATCTTCTACCAGATCGCCAGGCGCTCAAAGATACTGGACTTCCTACTGCACGACCTGGCAGCCACCGGTGAGCCGGTGTGGAAGCGATTCGACAAGCGGTTCCAAGCATCAGTCCCATCCAGGCACGTCGCGCAGATCCGGGTTAAGCACAGCAATCCCAACGCCAAGATCACCGCGATACTGCCGCAACGCTATAAGAGGTCTCGGTAGGTGACTAGCGCACTCCTAGATGGCGTACAGCACGGATTAACCACAGCGCCACTGGAGTTCACGCGCTGGCTCAACGACGCCCTCGTAGACACGATGAACCGGCCGACCAAGCCGGACCCTGCCACAGACCCCATGTCGGCCTACAAGTACCTGCGCGGCCGACGCGACGCCATTGAAGGTGCGGCACGCCAACGGCCCATGCTGCGCCTCTTCGACAAGAACATGGACCCCATCGCCCAAATCGCGGGCGAGCGGCTGGCGTCCGTCGAGGAGATGAATTCGGACTCCGGCCAGGCGAATGTCGTACTGCGGTACGACAACTGGCTCACCGACTTCATCCTCCAGCAGACGAAGATCCACGAGGACCTACACCTGGTCGTCGACCCCATCCCTACACAGCCAACTTGGCGGACCCGGTGGGGAGGGAAGGTCACCGGCATCAACGCCAAGCGTGACTCGTCCGGCGTCCACACGCTGGAGCTGGAGGCGATCAGCAACCGGCAGCACGCAAAGAACCTGCTCTTCGCCGCTAACCCCGTGTTTCCTCCCGAGGTCCAGCTGCCGAAAATGTGGGTGCTACCAGGCAATACACGCACCATCTTGTCCGCGTCCATGTTCATCAACCTGGCGCGCCTGTTCTTCCCGCTCCTGTCCATCCCAACCAACGTCTTCAACCCGTTCGGCTGGCTCAACGGAGGCATCAGCGGCCTCGACCCGCTGTCCTGGCCGCTGCAAGTCGCGTTCGTCAACCCCATCCTCGACCAGTCCCGCCTCTCCGTCATCGGCGCCGCATGGACCGACTGGCACTCGGCGATGAACGACATGTTGAAGGACGCTGGCTGCGACTTCCGCGCCTACACATGGCTCAAAGAAGACAAGGACTCCCCGCACACCGAACTCGTAGACCTGGTGCGCGGCACCGTCGCTGAGGACGCCGTCAACGACGCCACTCGGCCGCACCGCAACTGCATCGTCTTCGCCATCGAGGACAAGTCTGGCGTGACCGGCCCAACCGGAACGGCCGCCGACGGCGTCATCAACCTCATCGGCGCCACGTTGGACGACATGATCACCGAAACCCTCATCAACCTCGATGAGGACGGTGACGGCGAGACCGATCCGGTGTTCCGAAAGCTGCTCGGCGTCGCACCCGAGAAGCCGAAAACCATATGGTATGACGGCCAATTCAGCGGAATCATCGAGTCAGAGCGCCGACAACACAAGGGGCCAGTCAAGACGGTAATGACGGGCTCCCGCAGCCCGCAGATTGTCAACCAAGCTCAGACATTTGCTATCAGATACGCGCTGTCGCAATTAGCGCAGGTAATCAACTATGCAATCGGCGCCTACCAGCAGCCGGGCACCGAAGGTCTGGACAACCTCTACCAAGGCCAGCTGGACAATACTTTGCTGGCGTGGATGCGCTTCACCGATCCGCGCCGCGCGCTCTGGACCGGCGACATGGCCTGGCAAGAGCATTTCGAGAAGGGCGGCGGCACCGCCTACACCCTGTCCGGCGTCGTCACCATGCGCGTCGGCCACTACAAAACCCGTGCCTGGCAGGGCTTTACGGTCAAGGTCGTCAACGGCCGACCACACGCCATAGACATCGACATCGGCCTGGGCGACCGGGCCGGGTTCGAACAGGGCGGCATCATCTTCGTCGACCAGATCACCGCCATAAAACGAACATGGTCCCGAAGTGAGCCAGTCACAGTGCAACTGGCCATCGGCGACGACAGCGACAAAGAAGACCCCGCAGCGCGGGGTCTTCGTGCATTGCAGGCCGTGTGGACGACCCTGTCCCAATTCCTCGGCGAAGGAACCATCTTCTGATGGCCGCCGACCGGCCAGGCAAGGCGCACCGCGTACCGGCAGACCAGACGCCCCCACCGGCGGCCGACACAGCGACGCTCTCCCCGCGCGACGTTGCCGTCTGCGAGGCAGCTGACGACGCCGAAAATGGCGACCTCACAGCAGATATGCAGATCGGTCTCGACGCCGGACTGGACATCGAGCAGGCAGCGAAGGTCGCAGAAATGCGCGAGATACAGCGCGCATACCTGGAGCTGCTGGAGGTCATGGAGTACCCGGTCGACCAGAACGGGCGCGTCCACGACCTCAACCATATGTCCGCCACCATCCTCGCCATCGCCTGGACCGCAGTGCTGTACGGCTTCCGCCGCACCGCCACCGCACACATCAAAAAGCGGCGCATGCACGGCCCAGGCATCTACGAGAACGCGTGCACATGGGTGGACGTCAACGCCCCCGACGACGCCGAACGAGACCTACAGCCAGGCGATTACAGCGACGACCGACTCCGCCCACCCGACGTCCGCGGTCTAGCCGCACGCCGCGACGGCGAGGGGCCGGTCGTGACCGCCGAGTGGCACACGAAACCAGAGGTCCGCTACACCGACGCACCCCGTCCCAAGGAGGACTAGATGACCGCACCGGTACCACCCATCGGCCTGATGGTGTACCTCAAGTCCCTGCTGACGAACACCCACATCTACGCCGTGGTGTCCGACGGCGCGACACCGGACCAGTACGCGGTCACCATGGAAATCCAAGGCGATCAGGCAACTTTGGTGGTTCCCGCTCTCATGGGGCCACAGGGTCCGGCCGGTACCAACGCCTTCGCCCTGCGCCTCCAGAAGTCGATGATCGATGACCCCGAGGACCTGCCGACCAACCTCCAGGACATCGAGGAAGACATCGGCAAGTACTGGATCATGAACCACTACGCCACCGTCAACGAGGTCCAGACGGTGACACTCAACGGCAACCCCACCTCCTTCACCATCGCGTACGACGGCCAGCCGACCTCATCCATTGCCGGTAACGCCACCGCTCAGGCGTTCGAGGACGCGCTGGTTGCCCTGCCGAACGTCTCGACCGGCGACGTCGAGGTCGTCGGCAACCCCGGCGGCCCCTACACGGTGACCTTCGCCGGTTCCAAGGCCGGTATCGGGCAGCCGCAGATGACCGGCACGCCCACCGGCGGCACCAGCTCCTCCGTGGTCGTGACAACCGAGCAGGAGGGCGTCACCAACCTCATCGGGTCTCGTGCCTACATCTGGTTCGGCACGGAGTACCGCATCCTGATGATGGGATCGGAAGGCCCCCCGGGGCCGGTGCCCCAGATCAGCTGGAGCGTCGAGCTTCTCCCGCCGGAGGGCGCCCAAGACTCCTACGTCCACCAGACAGGGTCGCCGTACGCGCCGTCGTGCCGCCTGTACTTGAAGGTCCCGCGCGGCCCGCAAGGCGTTGCCGCCAGCCTCGGGCAGGCCCCGGACGTCGACATGTCCACCCCGCCACAACACCTCCAGGTTCTGGGCTTCGACGAAAACATCGGGGCATCCGGTAAGTGGCGGCCTATGTCCATTGGGTCGATCCTGCCTAGGCCGTTCACGGTGCCCGAGGCAGCGTTCACCAACTTCCTGGGCTTCTCCACCCGGGCACCCATCGGGTCCTTTGCCATTCCCGCCCAACCGTTCCCGTGGAAGCCGATTGTGTTCGGGAAAATCAAAGCGACCGGCGTGGAGCTGGATCAGGACCCGCTCATCATCGGCTGCGAGGTCCGGCTGGGACACCCCACCTCCGGCCAACTCATTGCCCGCGGCTTCGGCAACACCTCCCAGTGGGCGCACATGTCGCCCCACGCGTCCACACCGTCCGACCCCACCATGGCCATCACGCCAGACAACACCTACGCCCTGGTGCCTGCCAACCACACCGGCAACCAGGGCACCGTCTACGTCAACCTGTACAACGACGGCCTCGCCGGTGCCTACCTGTTCGACAAGGCCAACGCCCAGCTGTACGTCGAGGTCATGCCGGTCTAATGCCTCGGTCAGTCGATCTGGTCCCACAGAACTTCAAGACGGAATACGACCCGACCAACCAACTCGCCCAGGACCCGGCCCTCAAGAAGACCATCAACAACCTCGGCGACGTCCTCAAGCAGCTGCCGGTGATGATCCAGAAGGAACTCCAACGGCTCATCGACTCGCTGCTGGGCATCGCCACCAACCCCATCCCCGAAATCATCGAGTGGTTGGACGAGCTGAAAAAGGGCATCGCCAACGTCCTGTCGTGGATCAAACCCGGACTGCTGCCACTCATTCCCTTGTCACAGATCGGCGAATGGTTCCCGAACCTGCTTCTCAACGGCGGCTTCGACACCGACGCCGCGGTGGCCGACAACCCGGACTGGTTGTGGGACGGCACCATCGGCCGCACCAGCCCGTTGGGATCGGTCAAGGCCATCATGGCAGGGACCGCAAAATACCTGCACTCCAACGCCATCCCGGTGGCCAAGAAGCAGCACTTGGAACTGGAGGTATTCACCCGCTGGCAGGGCCTTGCGGCAGGTGCTGGCACCAACCCCATCCGGCTGGTCGTCACCTCGTACCTGGCGGGCAACCCCGTGTCGTCGACAGTGGTTGCCCAGCACCAACCGTCGGCGGCCGACAGCAGCGGATGGGTGGAGCTGCACGGCACCTACACCGTGCCCGACACCGGCGTCGACGAAGTCCGCACCACGCTCCTAGTGACCGGCGACGCCACCGCAGGCACCGTCTGGTTCGACGACGCCGACACGTGGAAGACCGGGAAGCTGCCGCAGGACTACGTGCAGGATCTGGTCACCCAGCTGGAGCAGTTCGGCACCGATATAGGCAACGCCCTGGAGGAACTGGCGCATAAGGTCGGACTGGACCGCTTCAAGGAGTTCTTCGACACCGTCGCCGGTCAGGTCAACGCCGAGATCGGGGATGTCCAAAACCGTCTCGCTGCAATCACCGCTGACGGCAAGATCGACGCAGCGGAGATCCTGGGTTTGCTTGGCCTAGGCAACATCCCGCTACTCCCGCAGACCAAGGTCACTGATCTACCCGACCTCAATGCCCAGCTGAACCAGATACGGGACATCTTCGCCGGGCTTGTTGTCACACCCATCAACTCGACCATCCAGGCCGTCAAGGACTGGTTCGGACTGAGCAACAACAAGACTCAGAAGCTCACCGCGGGCGGGACACTGAACGCGGGCGATGTCGTCGGCAATTTCGACATGGGCCGGGTCAACGATCTGGTCAGCAACCTCGGCGACATGCTTACCGGCGTCAAAACCGGCGCCGACGGAACAGCCACGAGCACAACGGGAACCATTGGTGAGCAGATCAACCAGGCCAAGGAATCACTGCTATCGCTGCTCGGCCTATCCCGCGATGCACTCAAGAGCGCTATCGCGGCGCAGACCACGCTCCAAGAGCAGGAAACCGAGCAGAACACCGGTGGCGGCAACAGCTACAGCTTCACCTTCTCGGGTGCCGACGGCGCCGCACTGAACTCGACGGACTGGACCACCGGCCCCAACCCCGGCGACATCACCATCCGCGGGGACTCCGGGTATGCAGGCGTCAAGAACGGCAACCCCGACGGGTACTTCTTCGCCAGCCCCAACTACACCTACGCCACCGACGGCCAATCGGCCTCATTCGTGCTGGGCGACACCCAAAATGGCAACTACTACTCCGGTGTCTACATCCGATGCGACTCGGGCCGCACCCAGGGCGCCTACTGCCTTGCGAAAGAGGGCGAAATCCGCATCGGCAAGTTCACCCGCTCGGGCAGCAGCTGGTCGTTCAACACGCCGCTGACACTGCAAACCGGGCTCTCGGCGGTCAAGCAGGGTGCGCGTATCGAGATCCGCTGCTCAGGCACCAACTACTTCGTGCGCGTCAACGGCCGCCAAATCCTCTCCGCAACCGACGCGAGCAACACCATCAACATTGGTGCCGCATACCGGTATTCGATGTTCAGCGTGCAGCGGGCAAGCCCGTTTTTCACCTACGACTCCTACCGCATCGCCGCGTTCGCGATGTCCGATTACACCTCAGCGGGAGCGGGATTCTCGATGTCAAACTCATGGAGCATCAGACGCGACAGCACCGCCGACGTCACCTACGGCCCCTACACGTCCGGTGCATTCCCGTCCGGCTTCTTCACATTCAACGACTACACCACCGACGTCACTCTCGACGACCTCGGCACGGCTCGCATCGAGATCGCCACGACCGGTCTCTACCGCATCAACACCACCTACCGATCGGTCACCGCCAAGGGCACGTCTGTGCCCTACTGGACGCTGTACAAGAACGGCACCCGCATCACCGGCTCTATTCCCTCGGGGTGCCCCTTCGAGCTTCCGCTCGTGGCGGGAGATGTCGTACAGCCAGGATTTATCGCGGTCGACTACGACATCCGGTCCAACGGCTCAACAGGATCGGAAACCGTTGTCTCACGCAGCATCACAGCCCTATCCGGCATAGCCACATTCGACGGCCGCCGAGTCGCATAACCCCCATAGAGAGGCGTCAGCCATGGCCACCACGTTCACCATGCCCGAACTGCCCGGCATCACCTTCACCGCCGAGCGCGGCGGCCTGGACCCCGACGGAAAACTCAACCCGTCCTGGATACAGATCACCGGCACCAACGACGCAGACGGTCAGATGGTCTCCTGCATAGGATTCGCCGGTCCGTAGATGAGCTGGACCACCAACCCGCAACCGGAATCATCAGAGCCGCAACTGGGTTGGTGGAAAGAACCACCACAGACACAGCAGCAGGAGCCGGTCACTGGCTGGTTCTGGATACCCGATAGAACAGCCGCCCTCACCACCGAGGGCACCATGGCCGTCGACGTTGCGCAGGTGTACACCGTCGGTGCCGACATGGCGGGAGCGGGCACCCTCACCGCCCAGGTCTCCCAGATATACGGCATCACAGCGGGATACAACGGGGCAGGCGCACTGGCGGCCGACGTCCGACAGCTGTACCAACGTACGGCCGCCATGGCTGGCACCGGCAGCATGTCAGTAGATGCGCGGATCCGCCTAGACCGTCTGGCGCAACTGGCTGGTGCAGGCACGCTATCGGCACAACTACTCCAACAGTTCACCCGAAGCGCCACATTCGGCGGCGGGGGCACCTTGGCCGCACAGGTAACGCAGGCGTACACGCTGGGCGCGGCCCTGGCCGGTGCAGGCACACTGGCAGTCCAGGTAGCCCAGAAGTACCAACTAGGTGCGGCATTCGCCGCAACCGGCACCCTCCAGTGCGGCGCAGCGTTCCCGGCGATGTCCCCGGTACGCACCGACATCACAACGACCGGGTCCTACACCTACAACATCCCGTACTGGTGCCGCTACATCGACTATGCCTACCTACCCGGAGGGGGCGGCGGTGGCGGCGCCCAATTCTCCTTCACCCCAGCACAGGGCGGCGACGGCGGCCAATGGGTGTACGGAACCTGGGAACGCGGCGTCGATTTCCCATGGACCGCCACACAAGTCACCGGCTCCATCGGAGTCGGCGGCACGGCAGGCACCGGGGGAGGTAACGGCGGCAACGGCGGCCCCACAACCGGCATCGTCAACGGCTCCACCCTCGTCACCGCACCTGGCGCAACAGGACGCGGCGGCATCGGCACACAGTCCGGCGACCCCGTCGGCGGCGGAAACGCCAACTCCAACCGCGACGTCTCCCTCAACGGCCAGACCTACACCGGCGGCACAGGCGACGGCGCCGCTCCCGGCTCAGGCGGCAAGGGCGGCGGCGCATTCAGCAACGGCAACGCGGGTGCCCGCGGCGAAGCCCACTTCTACGCAAGGCAATAGGAGACCACATGGCAATTCAAGTACCCCAGACGCGGCAATCCCTCGCCGAGGCATGGAAATCTCTAGGCAACTGGTTTGGGTGCGCGACCGGCGCACCCGGCACCTCACAGACACCCTCCAACGAGTCCACCGGCGTCGGCTACGCCCGCGCCCAAACCACCTGGACATCCGGCTCAGGTGGGAACGTAACCGGCTCCGCGGTAAGCATCGCAGTCCCGGCATCCACCATCACCCACGCCATCATGGCTTCCGCCGCAGCAGTCGGCGCAGCCAACATGATCGACAACTGCGCCGTCACCCAAGCCATCTTTTCCACCCCGGGCAACCTGGTTCTCACCCCTTCGCTGGGTATCGCGTGACCGCCCCGGCCAAAGCCGACGGAATACTCCAAGTCGTCGTGTGGCCCGTCTACATCGGGCTGGCGGGTGAAGACGGCCGCGAACCCCCACACCCGGAGTATCGCCGCGGCCAGATCAATTGGCAGCCAACCGCTAACGGCACTGTCGAGGGCTCGGCAGTCGTCCACGCCCCCGCGGGCCGGTACCCGTTCTTCACGTACTGGATGGAGCCGACAGGCGGCGCGCCGGTGGGAATGTCCCAACCAGAGCACCCTCTGGTATTCGACATTCGAACGGTAGTAGATATCCGGCCCATCAAAAACGGCGACCTATTCGTCACCAACGAAATACGGCGCGCTGGACTGTGATACGGGAAGTGCTCGCTCTCTGCGACGAGTACGGAACCGACCTCCCCGCCTTCAACGAAGGCCACCCCGAGGACCGGTGTCCGATCTGCGGACGCCCCGTCGTCGACCACACCATCCACGGCGGCATCACAGCCAAGTGGCCCCATCGTCGCGCCGTCCTATTCAGCGCCCTCGTTCTCTGGCGTCTCCCCTAAAGCATTGGAGCACAACATGTTAAGTCATGTTTTCCATTCCCACGCCTTCGCCATTTTGGCCGGAATAGCGACCGGCGCTCTCGTCGGCATCGGACTCGGCATCGCCCTATTCGTATACGAGGCCAAGCACGACATGGAAGCGAGCTACTGACATGTCCTTCACCTGGCTCGCCGACCACCCACTGCGCACCCGGGAACAAGTAGCACGTGAAATACATGCCGTCGCACTACAACGCGGCCTAGACGAGCTAGCCACCGTCATCGCCTGCATGACCGTAGCCGTCGAAGTCGGAGCTGACGACGACGACGGAAACCGCCAATGGTGGTGCCCCGCTAACCAATCAGATCCCGACACCCTCCAGCTACCACACGACTCAGAATCCGATGACGCGGACTCATCCGGCTACTTCCAACAGCGTCCCCCATGGTGGGGCACACCCGCACAACGCATGACACTCGCCCAATCCGCCGACCTTTTCCTAAGTCGACTGTCCGGCGACTACCACACCGCAGCCGGAAACCCCGCACTGGCAGGACAATTCGCCCAGCGCGTCCAGGGATCGGCATACCCCGACCGCTACGCGCAGCACTGGGACGAGGCATGGGACGTCGTGCGCCGCGCCCTCGCAACCACACCACCCGAAGGAGACAACGTGGGCTACACAGGAGACCCCGTCTGGCTAGAAGACGTACTACGCGCAGCACTCGGCGACCGACTGGTCGTCGAGGCAGGCTGGAAAGACCGCGGCACCGGCGGCCAGATGGGCGACATCTGGGGCGTGATGATCCACCACACCGGCAACGACCGGGAGACCGTCGCAGGCATCCGCGACGGACGCTCCGACCTCGCCGGGCCACTGTCGCAGTGCCTCATCACCCCAGACGGCAAGTGCCATCTCATCGCCGTCGGCCCCTGCAACCACGCCGGGATCGGCAAGTATCCAGGCATCGCCGCCAACACCGGCAACCAGCGGCTCATCGGCTTCGAATGCGCGTGGCCGACCATCCAGCCGGACGGCAGCTTTGACAAAGGACAGCGGTGGCCGGACGCACAGATCATCACCATGCGCGACGCGACGGCCGCCGTCCTCACCAAGCTCGGCTACGGCGCCGACCGCGTCATCGGCCACAAGGAGTATGCGACCGCCGCGCCCAACGTGAAGTGGGACCCGGGCAACATCGACATGGGCTGGTTCCGCGGCGAGGTCGCCAAGGACATTGCCGGATACCAGTTCCCAGGCGAGACACCCGTGGTCCAGCCACCGGACCCGTCACCAACCGCGATACCCGCGGACTTCGACAAGCAGACCTTCCAGCAGATCAACGGACGCTGGGAGATGCTGGGATGGCAGACGCTCATCGAGGCAGTCGCTGAGATTCGCGACCACCTCACCGGGTCGACAGACGCCGGTAAGACCGGCTTCAAGCTCGGGGCGAAGCCGTGAACGGCCCCGACGGCAAGTGGATCGGGTACGGCCCCGGCGACGTCAGCCCAGAGGTAGCCAACATCGAGCGACGACTCCTGCGCGCCTACCCGAAGAACAGCCACGCAGCGGAGCACGGCGTGATGCTCGACGACCGCTACACGGACGGCACCGCGGCGGCCGTGCAGGACATCACCCGCTTCATGAACAACGACCCTGTCGAAGTAGAGCGGTTGCGCCGCCTGGGTATCACCACGCCCCTCCGCGACGACGGCGTCGCGAACCTGGCGGTACGAAAGGCCATCGGCGCCTACGTCGCGCCGGTCTACCGGTCCAAGTACCCGATCCAGGGAGTCTGGGCAGACTCGCGGGCCTTCCTCAACCCACCCGACGCGCACAGCTTCAACAAGGCCACCGACCAGTTCCGTGACGAGTTCATGCGCCTGTACCGGCCCATGGCGGGCACCAACATCTGGCTCCTCGGCTACTCCATGGGCGGCGTCTCCGTGCAGAAGTGCCTCACTGCGCTGCCGCCGGAGTGGCGCCAGTTCGTGCTCGGCGTCACCACCTTCGGAGACCCATCCATGCCCGCCGAGGGAAGCCTGCTGGGCAACGACCCCGGCGAGGGCATCTCCAAACTGCCGCAACCACAATGGGTACAGGACCGCTACTGGTCGTACTCCATCGACGGCGACTGGTACCCACGTGCCCGCGGCCTGCTGTTCCTGCTGTACCAGGTCCTCACCCGCGCCGAGCTGACCCTGGACTTCGCTATCTACCTGTTCACAAAGTTCCCACAACAGGCATTCCAGGAACTACTCGGCCTCGCCCCAAGTGACGACCCCCTGCACGGCGCGCTGTCCGGCCTCGCCGGACTCATGACGACCGGCCCGGCAGGGACCATCGGTCAGCTGCTCAACCCCGTGCAGCTGCTGTCCCTGCTACCGGACCTGGTGTACCTACTGTTCGACGCCATCAAGTTCATCGCCACCAACGCACACGGAAAGTACGGCGACCCGGCATATGCGTTGTGGGACGGCATGACTGCCGTCGACCACGCCGCCGCCAACATCCGCCGCGTGGCCCCGAAAGGCTGCACCCTCGTCCTACTCCCGGGCACCTGGTCCAACTGGGACCAGCTATTCCAATTCGACGTCGCTGCCCAACTCCAAACTCCCGCCTAATCGGCGGGCCTGTCCAGCAACTGTGTAAATGCAACTGTTGAAAGGGATTTGACATGAAGGACACCTCACTGTTGGGCATCAAGACGTGGAGTGATCTCCGCGCCTTCATACACACCGCAATACCCGGGTTGGCCGTCTTCCTGGTCACCATGGGGATTCTGACGGCCACCAAAGCGAACCTCGTTGCGGCACTGCTGCTTGCGGTGTTCGACTCGACCCTGTCGCACATCAACACCGCCGATGGCTTCCGGCGCTGGGTGTACCCCGTCCTCGGCGCCGGTGCCACCCTCCTCATCGGGTGGGGCATCTTCACCCAGGACCAGATCGCGCCATGGCTTGCGCTCATCCCAATCCTGTTGGGCGGTGGGCTCGCGGCGGCCAACACCAACACCACGCCCAGCATCGCCCCGACGAGCGGCCCGGCTGAGTGAGCGGGGGAGTGGGCGCTGATTCCTGGATGGACCTAGCCGCCCTGACCATAGCGGCCGTCGGCGGCTGGGGCACCGCATACATCACCTCGCACTTCTCCAGCCGCAAGCACGTGACCGCCGTCAACAAGAGCGTCGACGCGGTCGAGGCGAAGTTGGCAGGAGTGGAGGAGCAGGTAGTGAACTCGCACGAGACCAACCTGCGCGACGACGTCGACCGCGCAGTCCGCGGCGTCGAGTATCTGGTCGACAGATTCGCCGATGCCATGCGTGACCTGCGCGGTATCCGCGAGGAGATGTCCGACCTGCGCAAGGAAGTTGGCGGCCTGCACGGCGACGTTCGCGAGCAGAACCGCAGACACACCGCCCTGTACGACCGGGTGACTGATCTGGAGGACCGCCGCCCCTAGGCCCACGCGATAGCTGGAGGACGCCCCGGCCTTCGGGCCGGGGCGTTTTCCCGTACCAGCCGGTTGCCTCCACTCGTGTATAGCGCGCTATACTGCGGCCATGGGTGCAACGTCGGATGCGCAGGAGGCAGCCCGGTTGGCTGTCCGACGTCTGGCACGTCGCCGTCACCGCCACGAGACCACGCGCAAGCGCCTCGATGCCGAGTTTTACGCGGCGATAAAGGCAGCCCGGGACCTGGGCGTCGGTGCAACGGCACTGGCGCGCGATGCCGAAGTGACACGCGACGGCATATACAAGATTTGCCAGACTTCCAACGATTAGCTGTCCTTCTGCTGACGTCCACAGTGCACGGTGTTACCGTGCACCCAATGACATAGCGGAGTACTTCCGATTAGGGCGGGGCCAATGTCCGACGACAAACTCAAAATTGATCTGGAGGCGCTGGGCAAGCTGTCGCCGGATTTACAGGGGTTGGCGACCAGGCTGACGAAGGCCGCCAGTAGCCACCCTGGCGGTGAGTCTGGTCGTTCCCCGGCGACGGTGGCTATCAGCAAGCTGGTGAGCAAGTCCATCCCGAACATGCAGCGGAGTTTGGCCGCACGCCTGAACACCGTGGCTGACCTGTCCGCGCAGACGGTGACCCAGTTCGGGGACACCGAGGAGCACATCACTCAGACCATCCGGTCGGCAGCAGGGTTGGCGCTGACCCGTGACGTACCGATGGGTGATCGCTGATGTCCGCGCGGTCGTATCAACTGCTGCTCTCGACGCCGACGAAGGCCAATATCGAGCTGATGCGTCAGGCGATGGTGGCCGGGGTCGAGATTCAGCAGACGGGCGCGGACTACAAGACAGCGGTGGAGCGTCCCGGTGGCCAGTACTGGGACGGCGCCGCATCCGATGCGGCACGCGAGACCGCCAGCAGCGATGAGAAGGTGTTTCTCGGTGCCGGGCAAGCCATCCTCAACGGCGCCCCCAACGTCATTGACTCGCTATCGCGGGCGCTGGAGCAGCAGAACGCCTGTATCAGCCTGCACGACCAGGCGACCGGCGACCACTACAAAATTGCCGATGACCTGACTGTGGAATGGGACGCTCCACCGGGTGCGTCCAAGGAACAGGTCGCCAAAGGTGCGGAGTACGCCGCCAATATTCAGGCGCGGCTACAACGGATGTATGACGCGTGGGGTGCTGCCGACCTGGAAGCGGCCAGCCAGACCGACGCGATGGACCTAGATACCCTGCTGGCCCCGGTGGGCGGTCTGGATGCCGCGCGCGGTAACGAGGACGGCTCGGCGCTGCAAGGCGGCTATGTCGATCCTGAGCTGATCAAACGGGTGCGGGCCGCCAGCGTCCTTTCACCCGAGCAGGTTGACGCGTTGGCCGCTGGCAAGCCGGTAACCATCCCGTCCAACCAGATGCAGTACCTGTACCAGCTGTCCCGGTCGTTGGACGGCAAGACACCCGGCGAGGTCAATGCGTTCCTCAACGGGATACAGAACCCGCAGGACCGCACGGCAGTCAAGGACGCGCTGGCGATGGTGTCCAACAAAAACATTCGCTCGGGGATCGACAACAAGGCCGGGGTCACCGAAGCCAGCCGAGGCAACTTCATCCCCACCGCTGGCAGCGTGGCGAACCTGCCCGATGGGGTGCGCGAAGCACTCACTCGCGCCGACCGGGTGGGAGTCTCGTTCGACAACGCCGCGCGCGGGTACGGCGGGCCACAGACCGAGCTACGCGGTGTCGCCGATATGCAGGATGTCGCCAACATTTTCCAGGGCGTCACCCCCGGATACCTGAACGGCTCGGAGGCCGCCCAGGCGATGCTCGGCGCAGCCTCGGACTACTCCAATGCCGAGATCAACACCCACAACAACGATTTGAAGGACTTCACCAGCGGCATCACCACCGATGCGCGCGGTGATTTCAAGTCTGCGGTGGCCGATATGTTTCAGGCTGGCAGCGCCGATCACGTGGACATCGCCGAAATGGCCCGCGAGCCCGAAAGTGCTTCACCGGGTGCGGACTCGTTCTTGCGGGCGCTCAATGAACAGCACTGGGGCGATCAAGGCGCCAAGGTCGATGATGTCCTGGAATGGGCCGCCGACGACCCCAACAACCCGCTGGCGCAGCAGGTCGCCAACGAGCAGGCCCACTACCTGGCTGATCCAGGGCATCAGGATGCTTTGCGGGACCTGCCGGGACCGGGCCAGCATTTCACTGGGGATTCGTGGGCCGAGGCCAACCCCGAACTGGCCAAAACTACGGCGCGGCTTGAAGGTTCACACGTCGCCGAGCTGTTCGGTGCCGACAATCCGGATGCCCCAGGGATCAAGGCATTCGACAACGCTGATCAAGCCAAGAACCTGATGGCCAACCTGGACCGCAACGAGGACGCCGCCAAGATCATCAACGGCGGCGCCTACCAGGAATACACGCACAACCTGTCCGAGGCCGCCCAAATGCCCACCGATACACCAGAACACCGAGCAATGCGAGATCATGAATTCAAAGTGGGCGGTCAGATCCAACAGGGTATGCTTGACGGCGCGATGGACGCCCTCAACACCAAGGAGGATGAGCCAGCTACCAAGAAGCTCGGTGACTGGATCACTGGCCAACTTGGTATCGACAAGGTGCTCAACCCGATTGAAGCCATCGACCAAGCACTCCAAGGCAATAGTAGTAACCCCGCGGATGTCGCCAACAAGATGGTCACCACTGGTCCGTACGGTTTCAGCGCCCTCGACAGCTATCGGGCCATTCTTGACGGGCTCATCCAATCGGACCCTAGCATTGCGAATGACAACGGCTTGGCTAGCTACATCACTGGCGGACAACTAGATCCGTTCAAAATTGGGGCGGACCCTTCTGCTGAAACTGCTTTGAAGGCGGCCTTAGAACGACACAACTTCGATACGGATCACTGGATCACCCAGGAGTCGCTCGGAACCAATCAGGCGCATCGCAAATGGTAACAGTACAGCAATTACGTTTCGCAACAACGATACTCGTGACACTACTCGCAGTAAGTGGGTGCAACAGGCCATCGTCCGAGCCGACGGTACCCACCACTTCCACAGGCGCATATGGTCGACCCATACGTGCAGCTGGTACCGAATGCCCGTCCAATGAATGGCGTGCGCAAGACGCCTCGGGTCTGGAGCTTGAGTGTCGACAACGAAGTCATGACAAGCCTGAGTTGGGCCGTTGGTGGGCCATAAGAGTCGCCGATAACGGTGTCGGATCATCATGCCCGCAAGAGGGTGTACCGGGACTCACCTACGTCCCAACACCTGAAGGGGCTCAGCGGAAACGAGAGTTGGCTCTACTGATGTGCGAGGGTGGAAAATGGCAGCGAACCCCAAATGGATGGCCCGAGGGTGGTTCGGCGTAGAGCGTTCAGCAGCCCGTAGCGTCGGCTAGCTCGCGCTGTCTGTCGGTCCGTTGTGTTGGTGCCGTTGCGCAAGCCCGGTCTACCTCCCGGCCGCCGCGGTTGTTGTTGGACTGGGCCTGGTTAACCCTTTCTAGGCGGGTTGGGCACACGTAGCGCATCCCGCGCCGGACGATGGCCATGGTGCCGTCGGTGTCGGCGGCAATCATCGACTCGAATTCGTCGACGGTCTTGTCGCAGTCGGCCACGGTCAGCTCGTACAGGCGCGCCATGTCGGGTGATGCCTCCGGGCTGGAGGCCATGATTTCGGCCTTCCATCCACTCATGTCGACGGCCGCCTGGGGCAGTATCACTGGCTTCTGCGGCACGGTGGCCGTCGCTTCCTGCACCGTCCCACCGCTGCACCCCGCTGTCACGGCCGCTGCAACCGCCATGTACAGCCCCCACCTAATTCTCATGGCCGAACTTTAAACCGGGGTAGCCGCGATAAGGGGGCGTTGACGATAAACCTCTCGACACAACGTATAGCACGCTATACGTTCAAGCAGGATTGCCAGCGAACACTAGGGAAGGTCCCACCATGTCAATTGCAAGCACTGCAATCACGCTGACCGCGGACGAGCTGGATGCAGTCAGCCGCTCCATGCTTGTTCACGAACCGCACTCGGACGTACGTCCGGCATTCGACTGGGTCGGCCGGGGTCACCTGCCGCCGTGCCTGGCCTACCGCGGCGACCGTGTCGTCGAGTTCGGATACGAGGTCGCGGTGGTAGTGGCGGCCCGGCAGGGAGGTGGCGACGTCGACGCGATCCGTAGGGCCATCGAATCCCTCGGGCCTTGTCATCGCCAGGGCCGTATCCACTTCTGGCCCCGCGTGATTCCCGCGGTTGCCGACTGAATCCTCCTGGTTACTTCTCACCCCCGTCCCATGTGGGCGGGGGTGATTTCTTTTTCTTCATGCTCACGCTTGCCTAGAACGTATAGTGCGCTATACATTCGAGCTATCGGTCAAGCAAACATCAATCAGGAGGAAATCATGACCGCACCAACACTGCCCGCAATACCCGCCCGCACCCTGCGCAACGCCAACATCGGAAACCTCATCACGCTGCTGGAGCAGCAGCACCGGCAGAAGGTAGACGTAGTCATGCCCGTCTCCGACGTCCGGTTCACCAGCGGCAACCTGGTCATCTCGGACCAGGCGCCCGACATCAACGACGAAGGCGTCACCGACTTCAACGGGACCTACCGGATGACCGACCGCTCCGACAGCCAGCTCGGCGACGTCCTCGACATCCCCACCCGCTATGTCCGCAAGCTGCGCGCGCAGCACCTGGAACTGATGGACACCAACGTCAACGAACTGGCCCGGGTGCACGACCCTGCCAAGAAGGTCCTCGTCCGCATGCTGTCGGGCAGCGACCCCATGTACCCCGGCACCCACGGCATCGTCCGCGCCGTGCTGTCAGACCGGTACGGCATCCGCGACAACCTCGACACCGTGCTCGCACTGCTCGATGGGATGCGCGCGGCCGGTCTCGGCGCCCAGCACATCCGCGGCGCCGACTTGTCCGACGAGCGGCTGTACCTGCGGGTGACCGCACCGGAGCTGGAGGTCGTTGCACCCAAGCTGCTGGAGGGCTACCGCTCACCCTGGGCAGGCACAGCACACGGCGGCGAAGCCGCCAACACCCTGCCCGTCGTCTACGCCGGAATGCTGGTCACCAACAGCGAGACCGGCGGCGGCGCACTCACCATCACCCCAGAGCTGCGTATCAGGATCTGCGACAACGGCCTCACCATCAACGCCGACGCCATGCGCAAGATCCACCTCGGCAAGAAGCTGGACGACGGCAAGGTGAACTGGTCGGCAGACACCATCGACGCCGCCAACGACCTGATCAAGAAGCAGGTCCGCGACGCCGTAGCCTCCTTCATGAACGTCGACTACGTGAAGACCGCTATTGAGAAGCTGGAGGAGACCAGCGGCACCCCGCTCACCGCCCCAGCCGACGTGATCGAGGTCGTGGCCAAGAAGCTGTCCTACAGCCAGGACGAACAGCGCGGAATCCTGGACCACTTCATCAAAGGTGGCCAGATGACCGCGGGCGGCGTCATGCAGGCCGTCACGTCGTACGCCCAGCTGATTGCCGACGTCGACCGCTCCAACGAATTCGCGGCGACCGGTGTGGACGCCATGCTCGTGGCCGCCGGTCGCTGACTGCTGTAGGGGAAGGAGGGCCACCCGAGGGGATGGGTGGCCCTCCTTCTATTCAGGGTCGACGACCCGGAGTCTCGGCGGTTCCGCTGCACCCTCCGGTGCAGCGTCGAGCGCTTCCCTGACGCATTTCGCGATGTGCTCCGCTAACCCGTGGATAACGTCCTCGGTGACGTACGCCTTCGCCGCGCGCCGCTGAATCCGCATGCGCTCGGCAACGAAATCCACATGCGCGGAGACGTCCTCGCGGGCAGTGCTCTCGCTGATGGTCAGCCCGTATTGCTCGGCTAGCGTCTGGATGAGCAGGTTTGCTCGTGCGTTTAGCCAAGGTGACTTGCGGGCAGGCATGCGGCGTAACCCTACCGGCGCCTGCTTAACTTCCGGGGTATAACGGGGGCAATTGATCAGATAGTAATGCCGTTGATGCAATAACAGCGACGGCAGCGGCGCCGCCTGCGACTGCGCTGCCAGCCCACCTTGCCGCCTTCGCTAGAGGGGGCGGTCCAGAGGAGGCAGCCATCATGGCTGCCCGCTTTTCGTCGTCATCCACAGCGGTGTATAGCTGCGTAGTAGCAACCGATGAGTGGCCCAACAACTCCTGCACGGCGCGTATGTCCCGTGTGCCCCGGTATGCACGTGTAGCGAAACGGTGGCGCAGCTTGTGCATCGTCCACACACCCGGCATCGCCTTCGCACACAACTTGCCGACCCATCGCGGGGACAGGTGCCCGTTGTCGTCGCCAGGGAATAGATACCCGCCCGACCCTAGGCCCGGGGTGTGACCACCTGGCCCGGCCGCGACCATGTCCGCGAGGTCATCGGAAATGGGTATGGTCCGATCCTTGCCGCCCTTCCCATGAACGACCAGAAGGTATCCCCCGATGCCCTCCAGTAGGTCGTCTGTGTGCACGGCGGCGACTTCACCGCGTCGTAACCCGCCATCACAGGCCAGGTACAGCATGACCATGGTGCGCGGGTCGGCCGCCAGAAGCGACTCTTTCCACACGCGATCTGGTGCCGGTTTAGGTGCCGGTGGCTCCGGCGAGACGGCCTCCAGCCCGGCGGCTGGGTTAGACAAAAGGTGTCCCTTGGCATGCGCCCAGCCGAAAAACCCCCGAGTTGTCGTCCGGTATCCGCGACGAGTTTCGCGTTGCCAGTGTTTTTGCTTAGCAAACCACTCGATGAGCGTTTCCTCGGTTACCTCATAGGGCGCCGCATCCAGTCCGCGGGCTAATCGGTGAAGGTGCGACATGCGTGTCGCGATGGTCGTCCGCGGGCTACCGTCCGCCTCCAAAGCGGTGCGGTACTTCGCGATTATCCCCTGCCATTCTGGTGGCGCCGGTAGCGGCGCCGGTCCAGTCCCCCTTGTAGTTGTCATTAGAGCGGAACCGTAAATCGAAGTCGGAAATTCACAGATATTTCCAAGGGGTTTGTTATCAAACTGCAAGATCCGATCATCTGGCAGTCGAATTCAGCAAACATGCGTAACCAGACCCGTAGCGTCATGCGGCATCGGCTTCGAGTTCTGCTGCGCGCCGCCTGCTGCGGTGCGCTACTAGGTCTGTAGGCTCGGTGTCGATGCAGGTCAACGGGTTTCGAACTACTGACCAGAAGGTTAGGGGTTCGAATCCCTTCGGGCGCACCATTTATCAGGCAATACAGTAATTATCCGCCTGGGCGACACGCCCACCATCTGATACTTTCCCGCTACTTTCAGGCGCTACTTTCCCAGTACTGTTCCAGCGCACCGCGCGCATCCGGGCCTTGAGTTTGGCGCTGTAGGTAGTGAGCCTCGGTGGTCGCCAGCTTGGCGTGGGAGAGCTGCTGCCGCGCCTTGTCCGAGCCGAGCTCGTCGCGGATGACCGTGGCGACCGTGCGACGGAAGCTGTGGGGGGTGACCCAACTTAGTTCCTCCGGCAGCGCGGCGCGCAGGGCGCGCCGTAGATTGGCTAGGCTCATCCAGCCGCCGTCTCGGTTGGCGAACACAGGGCCGTCCATGCCTGACTCCCCGATTAGCGCCGTCAGCGTCTCTACACCGAACTTGGGCAAGATCACGGTATGGTCGGGAGCATCCGCCTTGCGCTCGTCCTGCCGATGCAGCGGCACCCCGGCGACACGACCGTGGTCGATCAACGTACCGGTGATGGTGAGAGTTGGCGGGTCAGCGAGAAGGTCTACGTCGCACCAGCGGGTGGCCAACACTTCGTTGGGTCGGCACCCGGTGGCGACGAGGAGATCCACGAACGCAGGCAGCAGACGACCAGGGCGCGGCCCCGGACCCTTCCGGTCGGCGTACTCGCGTACGGCGGCACGGATCTGCCTAAGCTCCGTCGCGTCGGCTGAGCGAGGTTTTCTCCTGCCGGTGCTGACTGTCTTCGTTTCGCGCATCGGATTGACGGGCATCACGTCGAACCGACATGCCATCGAGTACATGCCTGTCAGCACCATCCGTAGCCGTTTGGCCTGACTCTTGGACGCCATGCCCTGGATGTAGTTGTGGGCGTCTTGGGTCTCCAGTTCGGTGACGCGTAATGAGCCCAGCTGCGCGGCGCCGTGCGTCTTCCACACCGCCCGATACTGATCAACTGTCTGTTGCTTAACGCCGTCCTCGGCAGCCTTCGCTTCGACCCACAAGTCGAACAGGTCGCCGAGGACGGTTTTTTCATTCACCACCTGACCGGCTTTTGGCGGGCGACGTTTTACCAAGTGCCGCTGCAAGATACGGCGCGCGTCTTCGGCAGACTTCTCGCTTGATCGTTCCACGCGCCGCCGCTTGCCATCCGAATCACGAACGTAGGTGCTGGCGAAAAACTTGCCAGCAGAGGACCGTTCGGCGATGCGGCCGTGCTCGCCAGGCCGTAGTCGTTCCCTAGGCATCGATATCCCATCCCCGAGCAGCTATTTCAGCCTCCATACGTTCCAGCCTCTCCTGGTAGATCTCAATCATTCCCCTGATCGCCTGCGGATTGGAGTCAACCTCTCCTGCATCGGCGAACGCCTGAGAAATTTGCTCACTACTCAGCGCCGTGCGAAGCGTCTTCCGAAGGGATTCCCGGATGCGGGAATGTCGCAGTCGTCGGAGGTTGGCCACTTCGGAGTCCATACGGACTGGGTCTAGGTCGCCCGCATCATCAATCTCGGACCGCGGTGTGTGTCCGCAAAACCACTCCACTGCATCCAGTGAGCGGGCAGGCTTCCCCGGTAGAAGCTCCACCTTCCCGTCTGGGAGCGTCGGGTACAGGAGCGCGACGGGCGCCATGTCTAGTGCGGCGGCAAGCACAACGAGCTCTGGCACGCTAAGGACACTGCCGCGCCATCCAGAGTCGAGCTTGGATATAACCGTCGCGGGAATCCGGTAGCCCAGCTCTGCTGTCTTGTCGCTGAGCCATGTGGCCGATCTGCCGCCACGCGCCTCCTTCATGGCCTTGCCCACCCGTTTAACCAGTTCGGACGCCCAGCTGTCGTCTCGTTGATTCTCCACACGCTGAGTATCGGTCAAATCCTTGCGTCTGTCGAATACTGGAGTAATGTCCTACGTGTCACGCAAGATTCACGAAGGTTCTCTTCGTGTCAGGAATAATCAGGAGGGAAGATGAACGATTGCCCCGCCGTACAGCTCGCACTCGGCGGCGTAAGCAGGTCCACAGTCCGCCGTCTGTGGCGATCAAAGGAACTGGCCAGCGTCACTATCGGGCGCCGTCGGTTCTCGACGGATGACCAGCTGGCCGAATACATCGCCAAATTGGAGGCGGTCTAAATGCGACGACTGCCGCAGGCCGAGCACTGCGACCTTGGCCTTGATTTAGAGGCCGACCGAACCCCGGATCTACGTCCGAAAAAAGAACTGCCCCCGACCAGCACTGCCAAGCACCAGGTCGAGGGCAACCAATCAATTCCCATGAAAGGAATCGATCTCTGATGAACACTATACCTACCGCCACCGACGTGCCATTGCCAGCGGGCGCCGACGACGAGATGAGCGAGCGCGATTTCGAGGACCAGGGCGACGCAGGATTCGCCCGCTTGGTCTGGTCGAACACGATGCCCTTGCCTGAGCGTCTGGCCAACCACAATGTTCAGGCAGTAATTGCTCAGCGCCCGGACGGAACAGTCGTTACCGACAACCCCGGCCTCGCGCCTCGGGTGTACCTCTGGGATACCGCCTACGAAATTGCCGATGCCCGAGCTGTTGCCAAGGCGTTGACGGATGCTGCCGACCTGGCCGACTTATGGATCGGTGGTGCTCGATGAACAGCTGCACCAGAGGATTCACGTGGTGCACCGGCGGGTCACCGGACTGCCGCGGTGATCATCAGCGCATCACCTACGTCTTACCGACCCTCGGCGACGGGACACCCTTCAATCTCGATGACGACCAAAAGCCGCTGTCGATCGGTGCCGGGGTGCACTTCAACGAAAGAGAAGGTGACGGCGCCCCGCGCGTGATCATCCACATCCAAGGCGGGCCACGGGATCTCGATACCCAGATCGACATGCGGCTGACCGAGGCACACGACTTAGAGGAGCTACTGCTGCGGGCCAACGAACACGCCGCAGCGGTAACCCTGGCAGCGGTGCCGAAGTACTTCAAGGAGATCGTGCTGCCCGACATCAAGGCGGTGCCGTGACGGACGATTTCACCTCGAAACAAGTTGATTGGTGGGCGGTACACGAGTTCGTGCAACCGCTGCTGCAGGAGGTGGGGTGCTGGCCGCAAGCTGGCACCCCCGCCTGGCAGCTACTTGACCCCACCGATCCGGCCAAGCTCGCCGCCGTACTCGACGCTGCACGGCACCACGCCCTGCGGATGGACACCGAGCAGGCATCGCGAGCCCAAGCATCCCAAGACATTTCTCGTGCCGCCGACTGGTCCGCTATCGCCTCAGCGATACGCAACGGCCGCGGTGACGCGTACATACCCATGAATAAGGAGATCGCGTGAAGAACGAATTCTTCGACGCCACCAAAGAGTTGAACACCATCTACACCTGGGCGCGCGCCCGGTACGCGGCTCCGTGGGGCGTGCTCGGTGGAGTCCTGCTGCGGGTGTCGGTATCGACGGGACCGGAGGTTCGCCTCCCTGGCCTCATCGGTGGGCAAGCCTCACTGAACCTGGCCGTGGCGTTCTGCTCACCCAGCGGCGGCGGTAAGGGCATCACCGACAAGGTGTCTCGTGCCGCGTGGCCGACACCGATCCTGGAGCGGCCTCTCGGTAGCGGAGAGGGTATCGCCGAGGTGTTCCGCCAACCCCGCGAAAAGGAGGAACGCGAGCACATCACCCGGGCGCTGATCTCCGTGCCCGAGATCGACCAGCTGGCCGGCACTGCATCACGTCAGGGCTCCACCATCTTGGCCACGCTCAAGGCGGCACTGATGGGCGAGCTACTGGGACAGACGAATGCCAGCGCGGCAACGACCCGCATAGTCGAGCCCCACACGTACCGGCTAGGACTGAGCATCGGCGCCCAACCCGGACATACCGGCGTGCTCTTCAACGACACCACCGGCGGCACCCCGCAACGGATTCTGTGGATGCCCACCACCGACCCGACCATGCCCGCCGAAGCCCCGACAGAACCGGCTCCGCTCAACACCAAGCTGCCCGCATGGAAGGCAGACAACGGCGCCGTGGAGATCACCTACGGCCCCGCCGAGATCAGCCAGACGATCATCTCGGCACACCTGGCACGCCAGCGCGGAGAAGCCGATGCACTCGACGGCCACGCCATGCTCACCCGCTGCAAGGTAGCTGCGCTGCTGGCCATCCTGCACCAGCGGTCGGTGGTCTCCGAACTGGACTGGCAGCTGTCGGCGTCGGTGATGGCGATGTCCAACACCACCCGCGAGTGGATGCTCAATGAGGCCCAGAAGATCGGTCAGGCAGCCAACCGAGCACGCGCCCACGCCACTGCCGACCGAGAGGAAATCGTCTCAGACCGCAAACTACAGCGGGCCAAGGATGCGGTGCTTCGGTGGCTGGCGAGAGCCAACGAGCTGCCTACCAATGAGATTCGATCAAAGCTCAAAGCCGATCTTCGTGATCACCTCGGCGCAGCGTTGGCCGAATTAGCCGATGAGGGCAGAGTCCTGGCTATAGAGGTTGATCGCGGCACCCGGTATCGGATGGTCCCTGAGGTACACCCTGTACCTGGGGTACACCCGCAGAATTTGCAGGTGAAAGACCGTGTACCTGAGGTACACCCTGTACCTGCTGCGGGTGACAGTCCAGAGGGAAAGTCCAGTTCAATGACTGTCATCCCCGATAGTCCGCCTACGCCGAAACTGACCAAGAAGCAGGTTAAGTCGATGATGTGTAAACGTTGCTCAGTCATCCTGCCAGCGGCATCTACCGGGGAGTTCTGCGACGACTGCGACGGCGTCCCCGAGGCCCCGGTGCCGACCCGTGCCGTGCCCGAACCGGCTGCCGTGGTCGTACACAGCGAAGCCATAGCAAAGCGCAACTACGACCGCAGGAGAGCTGGATGACCCACCGTCGCTATGCCAGGCGCTGCAAGCTGTGCAGGCGCCGCACCCATCATCCTGATCGGCAGTGTCTTCAGTGCAGATCGCAGACGCCACCCGCCGTCACCGTCGATGGCGCCGCCGTCCACGTAGGCGATGGCATCACCCTAACCCAGGGTGCAGCACTAGAACTTGCCGCCGCAATCACCGTCGCGGTTGAAAACCAACGATTGAAGGAAGAACTCGATGCCTAACCCAGAGACCGAATTCGATAGCGCCGTTCAGCTCGTCAACGAGTTCATCACCCGTGCCCGCCGAGGCGAGGGCCTGACCCTGAGCGATTTGCAGGATCGGTGGACCGGCAGCCCGGCCGCACTGACAGGTGCGCTGTACCTGACGGCGATTGGTCAGCCGGTCGATGACCCTGACCACACCCCTCATCCTCGAGATCTCCGACGAGCCACCACATTCCTGGCGGGCTGGGCCACTGGCGACCCGGCAGTGTTCGAACCCCCAATGCAAGAGGCTGCCCGCGACGGACGCTTGCACCACCTACTTGCCGCTGTCGCCGAGCACGCCACTCAGGCGCTCGGGCTGCGCACCAATCCACACAATCTGGCTGAACTCCGTCGTGCTGCAGCCATTTGGACCCAACAAGAAGAGGAGAAGTAAATGACTGTGCCCACCCCCGCCGCCGATCCCACTGAAGAGCCCACGGCCACAACACAAAACCCGCAGACAGAACCGATCGACCCCCCAGAGGATGGCTCGGAGCTGGCCCGCGAAGCGCGGTCGTGGCGCAAGAAATACCAGACATCCAAGAGTGAGGTCGAAACCCTGTCCGCATCCGTGACTGCTCTGCAGCGTCAACTGGTCGAACACCAAATCGTGGGTCGAGTCGTGGATCCGGCAGATTGGTGGTCCCAGGCCGATGTTGCCGATCTTCTGGCAGAAGATGGCAGCGTGGACGGTGAAAAGGTTGAAGCCAAGATCGCTGAAATCCTCACCGCCAAACCGCATTGGGCGCCCAAACTCAATCCCGCAGCGGCACCAGCCTCCGATGTCTCCGGCAACAGCAAGATCGACACGTCTCAGTCCACTACGTCGTGGTCCCAGCTGCTTAACCCAAAGCCTAAGTCGTAGTAGAATTGTCGTAGCGTCGGGCGCGAGCACAGCAGTTGCACCGGCCCGACGCACGACATAGCCCAGGTGGGCACACCGACGGCCAGACGGCCCAGATCGGTTCTCTCAATCAACGCACGGTTGTGCAACCCACCTGAAAGGCAACACCCATGGCACTACTCACCTCGAGTGCCGAAGGCATCCTCACTCCAGAGGAAGTCGGCGCACTCGTCGTCCAGCCGGTCGAAAAGGCATCTGTGGCAATGCAGATCGCCACCGTCGTACACACCGGCTCACACGACTTCCGTATCCCGATCGTCACCGCCGACGCCACTGCGGCCTGGACCGCTGAAGGCTCGGACATCGCCGCATCCGACGCCGGGGTAGACGAAATCACGGTCACCCCCAAGAAACTGGCAGCTCTGTCGATCATCTCCAACGAGCTGGCCAACGACAGTTCACCGGCAGCCACCGAACTTGTCGGACAGTCCATCGCCCGGGATCTGGCGCGGAAGCTCGATGACGCGTTCTTCGGTAACACCGTGTCTAACGGCCCCTCGGGTCTGGAATCACTAACCAACTACCAGCTGGTCAACACCGCCACCGTCCCGCTGACCAACATCGACGCATTCAGCGAGGCAATCTCCAAGGCCGAAAACGTCGGTGCCAACGTGACGGCGTTCGTCGCCAACGCCTCTACAGTCCTGGCACTGTCCAAGCTCAAGAAGCAGACCGGCAGCAACGAACCACTGCTCCAGGCCGATCCGACACTGCCCACCCGTCGACAGATCCTCGGCGTACCACTGTGGTCAGTACCCGACACCGTGATCGACACCGGCGTCATCTGGGCCGTGGACAGCTCCCGGCTGTTCGTCGTCGTACGACAAGACGCCGACCTCGTGGTGGACAGCTCCCGGTACTTCGAAAGCGACCGGCTCGGTATCCGCACCACCATGCGCATCGGGTTCGGATACCCGCACGAACAAGCCATCGTTCGCATCGGCGCCGACGGCAGCTAGACGGAGGCGATGGCGCGGCACCGGGTGATGTCCTCCACCCGCCCCCAGCTGCCACGCCACCGAGGCCCCGCACTCTGGTCCTCAGACAACCAGGGCGCGGGGCCAACACCCACGGAAGGAGACCCATGCCTAGAGCCCCGAAGCTCTGTGGACACACAGACTGCCTAACCCTCGTCCACCCACCGCTGCGCTACTGCCCCGAGCACACCAACCGATGGAAGCACTCACCCCGAACCTTCGGCGCCAAGCGCTGCTCCACAACCGAGTGGAAGCAACAGCGCATCAAGTGCCTACAGCGCGACGAACGCAAGTTGTCGGCTCCGGTTAAATTCTGA